CGCGTCCTGCGCGTCCTTAGCCGTGGCCTCTACCAGCTTCGCCAGGGTTTCAAGATAGGATGCTAACTCGGTCTGGGTCATGCTATCAATCTCCATTTCCGTTACCTCCTGCCCGGTAGATTCAGCGAGGTTTCCCTTGCTGTGATTATATGATAACATATTTGCTTGATGTAGTCAACAGAATTTACAAATATTTTTATTTATTTTTTGAGTAGTTGCGATTTGTGCCAAATTATTATTATATATATGTGGGCTGTTTGGTATGGGTATACCCCAGATAATCAAGGTATTACAAGGATAACGGGCCGCCGGGCACCCCAGGGGGATAGGACAGGGCGGCCACCCACCACCTGAGCCCCCCTACCACAGAAAAATTAAAAAAAGCAAAAAACATGTTGACAAACAACAAAATTATTTGTTATAATGAATTTGCAAACAAAAGGAGGCGAGATGGGATGGCTGAGAGCATTTGTGTTGGATATGCGCGGGTGTCCTCGAAAGACCAAAATGAGGAGCGGCAGACTAAAATGCTGAAAGAGGCCGGAGTGCCGGAGCGGTACATCTTCATTGATAAAGAGAGCGGGCGGGACTACAACCGGGACAAATGGAACGCGATGATGACTGTAATCCGAAAGGGTGATACGGTTTTTGTGTGCAGCCTTGACCGGCTCGGAAGAAATTACACTGAGACTGGAAAACAGTGGGAACATATCACGAAGGAGATCGGAGCAGATATTGTTGTGCTGGATATGCCCATTTTGGATACCAGGAAAACGAACGATCTCACAGGAACGCTGATTGCTGATATTGTATTGAAAGTTCTTTCGTATGTGGCTGAGAAGGAAAGAATCAACACGCATGAGCGGCAGGCCCAAGGGATTGCTCTTGCTAAGGACAGAGGCGCATATAAAGGAAGAAAGCCGATTGAAATAGATGAGGTGGCTTTCGATGCAGCCTACAAAGAAGTTCTGTCTGATGGGAGGACGAACAAGTGGGCGATGGAAAAGTTGGGGTTGCGTCCAAACACCTACTATAAGGCAGTTGCGAAGTATCGGGCGGAACACGGGTTGCCTCCGCTGGAGAGCCGAAACAAAAAGGGGGTAAAAAAGGGGGATGTTTAACGAGGCAAACAAGAAACAGGTTCTTGAAATGCAGGATCAGTTTTATTCTGACAGAATCGGGAAAGTGTACGGCGATTTTGAAGTTACCCGTGTTTGGTATGATTGGGAAACACATAAACAGATGTGGGAGCTAACCTGTCAGAAGTGCGGAAGGAAGAAAGTCACGCATAACGGGAAAGATTATGCGAAAGGGAAGAATCAAGGGATTTGTGGGTGTGAAACAAGAAAAAGAATAGCAGCGGAAAAGGAAACCGCAAGGATTAAAAGAGAAAATTTGCCAAGCAACCCAAAGTGGATTGGGCAGAAAATTGGATGCTGGGAGATAATTGGATATAAAACGGGATTCGGCTGGAAAACGAGATGTACCTTTTGTGGTGCAGAGAATTACCACGCTCCAAAGTTTTTGTTGAGAGAAAATCCTATGGTTTGTATTTGCCAAACAAACCGAGGAAAGTTTGATATAGAAAAATGGAGAGGTGTTCGAAAATACCATCTAACCGTTGTTGGAAAACGCAAAAAGATGTTTGTGTGCAGATGTGATTGCGGTAGATCAGTTGAAGTAAATCCGGTGCTTTTTGAAAATGGGACAATAAAGAGTTGTGGAAAAGCAGATTGTATTCATCATAAGTCCCTTATTAGTACACATGGATTATCAAAAGATAGGATATACAGAATTTGGAGCGGAATGAAAGAGCGGTGTTATAACCACAAAAACCATGCGTGGAAAACATACGGTGGGCGAGGAATAGACATTTGTGATGAATGGAGAGAGGATGTGTTTGCGTTTAGGGATTGGGCTCTGTCGCATGGGTATGCCGATAATTTATCAATAGACCGAATTGATAACGACAAAGGGTACTCACCAGATAATTGTAGGTGGGCTGATGCAAAGGCGCAAGCAAACAATCAACATCCGAAATATACATTTACCGCAAGACCAACCAAAAAGCGGAGCAGGAAACGGAAACTGGAATGGGAGATTAATGGAGAAACGAAGTCGGCCATTGATTGGTGCGAGCAATACGGATTGAGCTTTTCTTTTGTATCTTACCGCATTAAGAAAATGGGCATGACACCATACGAGGCATTAACCACGCCGAAAGTTACCGCTGGTAGGCCAAAAACGACAATATCCTAAAAAATAAAAAAAGACGGCTCCATCACAGTGGAGGCCGCCTGTAAGCAGATTGGGATTAGTAAGATCCAGTGGTATGTGCTGGAAAGGAGAGCTTTCTAAAATCCCGTGAAAAAAAGGCGCATTGAAAAATCGCCGCACAAAACAAAAAGAGGGTGGTTTTGGTGAGTAAGATGAAAGACCTCATCGGCCAAAGGTTTGGGGAACTGACAGTAATAGAACCCGCTGGGCGCTCGCCCAAAGGCGCCATGCTTTGGCGGTGCATATGTCGCAGATGCGGAAATGAGTGCGTCGTGGAGGGCCAACGGTTAACCGATAAAAAATCGCCAAAGAAAGACTGTGGATGCAAGAAGCGTGAGAAAACAGCAGATCTTACCGGAAAAATCTATGGTGCGCTGACTGTATTAAAGCGAACCGGAATTGACAAGCACGGGAACGCGCTGTATCTGTGCAAGTGTTCCATGTGCGGATCTGAAAAAGAGTTCCCCGCGCAGACGATAAGGAATAAGCCAAAAGGATGCGGCTGCCAGCAATACAAAAGCGAGGAAATGAAGAAATACTCTGATCTTGCTGTTAAGGCCAAGTTCGTAGAAACGGGCGGAACAAAACGTGCGGATATTGCGGCGGTGAAGTCAGATAAGGCGATGATAAGAAGCAAAACCGGTGTGCGTGGCGTTATGTTGGAAAAGAATGGCAAGACATACAGAGTAGCCGTTCAGGTTTCTGGAGAACGCTGGGTAAAAACGGGTTTTCTGTCTATTGAAAGTGCAAAGTCCGCGTATGATTCGAAAAAGAGGGAGTTGTTAGAAAAGTATGGACTGGATCAAATGCACTGATAGGATTCCGCCGGATATGGATCCGGTGATGGTAACCGCTGTATGGAGAGGTGTATGTTTAGAGAAAGCGTAAAATTATCTTTAGAACTTAACAGATGGTAAATAATTAAACACTGTACCAACCGCAGATAGCGCGGATTGACATTGTGGGCACAACAGGCATATAATAAAAGGGGTGAAAGGAGGTGCATGTTATGACGCCAGTGAGTACTAACATCAAGATTGATCCGGAATTGAAAGAGCAGTCACAAGCACTGTTTGAGAGTTTTGGCCTAACACTGTCCGCTGCCGTGAATATGTTCCTTCGCCAAGCGGTTAGAGAACAGGCGATACCATTTAGAGTTGGGGATCCTCTTCCGAACGCTGAAACTATTGAAGCAATCCAGGAAGTAAAAAGGATGAAAGCCAATTCGGGTCTCGGAAAGACCTATTCCAATGTCGATCAGATGATGGAGGAGTTGCTTGCCGATGTATAACATAAGGCCAACCGCAAAATTCCAGAAGGATTTGAAACGCGTGAAAAAGCGCGGATATGATATTTCTTTGTTGGCCGATATTATTAAAAAGCTTGCGATGGGAGAGCCGTTGCCGGAAAAGAACAGGGATCATCAGCTTTCCGGTGACTTTGCTGGATGCCGTGAGTGTCACATTACGCCGGATTGGTTGCTAATCTACGAAGTGGATGGGGACGAGCTGATTTTATATCTCACCCGGACTGGGTCGCATAGCGATTTGTTTTGAAAATGTTGAGAAAAGCAAAAAGGTGAATTGAATATGTTTAAGTATGATATACCTTATGCAAAGCCAGGGCAATTGTCACTTTTGGCAAACGGTATTCCAATTAATGTATCAAAAAATAAAAGTTATTTGATAAAAAAGATGAAAGAACAAATAGATCTTGTAAAACAAAATGGAGATTGTAAAAACTCGATAGAGTACACAATTATTGATGAAGAAGGGAAAACAATTTTTTCTCATACTGAAATTTATAGTTAATAAAATTTGTTAGTGCCAAGTGCCACCGCATAGCGGAATAATAGTGCCAAGTGCCTTTTATCTTACGGGATAGGAGGCACTTTTTTTATGGAAATTCGGGAATTGGTTGAAAGGGCGTTCCGGAGGGATTTATCAGATCCGTCTGCGTTGAGTGACGCTTTTGACAGCCTTCGTTTGTTGGAGCCAGAAAATTTCAAATTAGCCCACGAGCGGAACAAAGAAATACGTCGGCTTTCGGCCAAATATGCCAAAGAGCAGAACAGCTTCAAGATGTTTGATCTGAATAAGCGAAGTCTGCTGTTTGATGCACCGTATGATTTTGATGCGGCGATAAGATATGCTGAGTGGGATAGAGAGCCGAAAAAGAAGTTTTATATGCCACGCAGAAAGCAGCTACTTCCTGTTGTCAAGGCCATGCAGCGGCTATCTGAACGGAAGATACGCATTTTGGGTGTTATGGCTCCCCCAGGCGTCGGGAAGACCACCATTGAATTGATGTTCATGGTGATGGAGGGGTTAAAGAATCCAGATTTAAGCATTCTGATGGGTTCGCACTCAAACTCATTCCTACGTGGGGCTTATGAAGAAGTTGGGCGGATGTTAGACCCCAAAGGGGAGTATTTGTGGAAAGATATTTTTCCATCTGCTCAAGTTTGCAAAACAAACGCCCAGGACATGCGAATTGATCTTGGAAAACGAAAGCGGTTTGAGACCTTTGAGTTTTCGTCCATTGGATCTGGTAACGCGGGCAAAGTTCGTGCCTCTAATCTTCTGGTAGCAGATGACCTTGTACCTGATATTGAATCTGCAATGAGCAAAGAACGGATGGATAAACTCTGGCAACAGTATTATACCGATATGATGCAAAGAATGATTGGCGATTGCGTCCAGCTCCTTGTCCAAACTCCATGGACGCTGCATGACCCCATTGACCGGCTTGAACTGACGCATACCAATGATCCATTGGCAGAGTTTATCCACCTACCTGCTCTGGATGAAAACGATGAGAGCAATTTTGATTATCCGTATGGGCTTGGGTTTACCACGGCATTCTATCACAATCAGAGAGATGTTATGGACGATGCTTCCTGGAGGGCACTATACATGACTCAGCCCATTGAGCGTGAAGGACAGCTCTACAATGAAGATGAGCTGCGCCGGTACTTTGAGCTTCCTGATAGAAAACCAGATGCAATTCTGTTTGTGTGCGATACGAAGGACAAGGGCACTGATTACTGCGTCATGCCGATTTGTTACCAGTACGGAAATGACTTTTATTGTGAAGACGTAGTATGCGACAACAGCAATCCAGAGGTCGTAGAGGCGAGGCTAGTGTCAAAGCTTCTTCAACACAAGGCTCAGATGGGTCAGTTTGAAAGTAACAGCGCTGGTGGTAAAATAGCAGAAAAAGTTCAAAAAGAAGTGAAAGAATCCGGGGGAATCGCAAAAATCACAACAAAATACACAACACAGGGGAAAGAGACAAAGATCATAGTAAATTCCCCGTGGGTAAAAGAACGGGTTTTATTTAAGGACAATTCCATCATAAAGAAAGATAAGGAGTATCGCCGGATGCTAAACTTCCTATGCGGCTATACGATGGCTGGGAAAAATAAACATGACGATGTTCCTGATGCTTGGGCAATGTTTGCTGAATATGTCCAGCAACTAGAAGGGAACAAGGTGGAGGTATTCCGGCGCCCGTTTTAAAAAGTATCTTGTGTTTTTTTCATAAATTGGTTTACAAACACATTATATTGTGGTATAATTAAAAAAGAAATACAATATATAGTATTTCGGGAGAGAGTAAGCGGGCCGACGGTACATCGCCGGAGGCCCAAATACGGTACGGATGTCCGAATGGATGGGCATAGGCTCTCAGATGGGAGCACAAGGCGGTTCAAGCCCACCCCGTGCCACCAATCCGCAAAAGCGGAAATAAACCAATCTGGTTTGCTGGCTGTGGAAGAGACACTTTTCCCATTGTATCTTGCGCTGTATAGTGGGAGAAAACAAATGGCGCATGTATAGGACGGTGTGCAAATCCTGATAATCACACAACATAGCCCTGTTACGAGGGCTATTTGCAGCGCTGGTGTAATTGGCGCATACCAGCTTTCAAAGCTGATGGTACGGGTTCAAGACCCGTGCGCTGCTCCAAATTTTCAGGAAAGGTGGGCGGTTGATTGAAGGTAAATGTTTTTTGCCCAATATGTGCCGCCGCCGGTATCCGAAGAAAGCTTATGGAAGTAGAAGACGATGCAAATGGAACTGTTTATCCATATTGCAAAGGATGTCATAAAAACATAAAAATAGTTCTTCCTTTGAGGAAAACTGAAATAAACCAGTGCCAAGTGCCTCTCCCCTGATGGAGCTAACAGTGCCAAGTGCCAATGAGTTTCCGAGATTCATTTCCCGGATTCTTGTTGGCGCTTTTTTGTTTGTTTGGAGGTGGCAAGGTGACTGAAAACGATACTGTTCGAGCTTTATCTGAGTGGCCGGTCAATGGTTTGACGGGTCGGCGTAAAATCTACACCTCGAAAAAGCGAGTCACCCCGGGAAATGTGGTGGATGTGCTGGGAAAAGCGCTGGCAGTGCACCGTATCAACAGGGTAGAAACAGCCTACCTGTATGATTATTACAGAGGGAAACAGGACATCCGCCTGAAAGATAAAATCGTCCGCCCGGAGATTAACAACAAGGTGATGATTAACCGGGCGAACGAGATCGTGACCTTCAAGACGGCCTATCTGCTGGATGGCCCGATCCGCTATGTATCCAACGGCGGAGAGGATGATATTTCCGCCAGTGTAAACATACTTAATGAGTATATGCGGGCCGAGAGCAAGGACACTCTCGATAAGGAACTGGCAGACTGGATGCACATTTGCGGTGTGGCGGTACGTATGGTTCTCCCTGATGAAGCAGGAGAAGAAGATGGTTCCCCCGTATCCATTTACACCCTTGATCCGAGGACTGCGTTCTGCATCTATCACAGCGGAATCGGGCAGAAAAAGGTCGCGGGTGTGATAGAACAAGTAGACGAAGAGGGGCAGCCTTATTTTTGCGTATATACCCAGGAGTGGTACTTCGAGGTACAGAACGGTAAGATCACGAAGCAAGAGACCCGCACCATACCATACATCCCCATTGTGGAGTATGTGAACAACGATGCACGAATGGGGGCCTTTGAGCCGGTCATCCCTATCCTGAACGCCATCAATATGATTGAGTCTAACCGGCTGGACAGCATCCAGGACTTCGTGAACGCTTTTGATGTGTTCCAAAATTGCGAAATTGACAAGAACGCATACAGATCCCTTGCTTCTGGAGGCATGGCGATTGAAATTAAGGGTGTTCCTGGTATGGAAGCCAAAGTCTACCGCATTGCCTCTGAGCTGAATCAGGCCAACACGCAGACTGTTGTGGACGATTTGGAAGACGCCTATCTAACCATCTGCGGGATGCCGAACCGGAACGGCGGTTCCTCTACAAGCGACACCGGTCAGGCGGTCATTTACCGGGACGGCTGGTCTGCTGCTGAGAGCCGGGCTAAGGACACGGAAAAGACATGGGAGCGGTCAGAGCGAGAGTTTCTACGGCTGGTGTTGTATATCTGCCGGGAGACCGGAGATTTGGGCTTGCAGCTGTCCGACATCAAGCCGGAGTTCACTCGGAAAAACCTGTCTAACATTCAGTCCAAGGCGCAAGTACTGGCGGAAATGCTGAACAACAGCAAGATTCACCCGAAGCTGGCGTTCCAGTACAGCGGGCTATTCAGCGACCCCGAGGACGCATACAGGATCAGTATAGAATATGCCGAGGAACAGCAGAAAAAGATGGAGCGGAGCCTGCGGGATGAACTGATGGAAGATAGGAATGGAGGAACAAACAATGCAGATGCGGAAGACCCCGTTTCTGAATGATCCCTTCAGCATGGTATATCAAGCGTTTCAAAACATTTATCCAGGAAAAAAGTGTGAATGCTATTTCGAAGCAGATCTGGAAGCAGATGACGGAGATAAGGCATATGGTCTCACAAATTTCTGCGATGATGGAGAAATTCAAGTTTTAGTAGATCCGAATGTGGACATTGAAAACGCAACAGAAATTTTTGCACACGAACTTGCATATGTAGCCGTTGGATATGACGCTGGACACGGCCCGGAATGGGATACCGCTTTTGATGCAATTCTCGATGAATATAACCGCATAGGGGATGAACTGTTTGGAAAACAAAAACCCTTATGACCTTACCGACAAAGCTATCGACCTTTTGAACAGGAGGGCGGTCAAGCGGTTTGAGGACGCCAAAGATGAAGCGGCGCAGAACGGGTTTGATGAACTCAATGTGCTGGAAGTTACACGAACGCTATATGACCAACTGCGCAAGGACAGCCAAGATGTCTTTCTTGAACTGGCGCAAGAGCAGTATCAGGCGTCCGAACCGCATGGAGAGGAACCGCCTGATTTAGCGTGGTTGCTGGCATTGCTGGCGGCGTACAACGCTGTGACGAAAGTCATTTATGACAACGATGTTGACCGCAAGAGGCAGTACACCGCTGAGGGCATCAATTCCAGCACGGCCAAGGTGACTGAGTTTCGACGGGGGCTGCATTACTGGGCTGACCTGACCGCTACATACGGGGATATCGTGACCGATGAATCAACTCTAAAAGCCTATCGAGATGCCGGGGTAAAAAAGGTCAAGTGGATTACTGCTGGTGACGAGAAGGTATGCGAAACTTGCCGGGAGCGAAATGGGAAGGTGTACTCCATTAACGCGATACCACCGAAGCCCCATAGACGATGTAGGTGTTGGCTGGAGGCCGTGAAATGAAATTTTGTTTTGGAGACATTGTCGTAGTAGATGGCAATCAGATTGGCGTGATTGTGAAATCTTGGGAAAGGTCATTACAGGGCTTGCCAGAATCGCACGATATCTATGTGAGAAGTTACAACGCTATTGCGAATTACCCAGAAAATGAAATTGAGAGATATATGGTGCGGCACAAGTATTTGGATGAGCAAGAACTTGAGTGGCAACACAATGCAACAAAGTAATTTAAGCGGCCCAGCCGTTTGAATATGTCCACAGAGAAATAGGAGGAAGCCGTGAAAATTAAGTGCAGAAACTTTGAAGGGGAAATCCTTTTGTTGGCGGCGAACATAGAAGAATACTACCTTTGTCAAGAACCGCGGACGGCAGTTTCTTCCTATGACCTAAAATTTGTGCAGGAGACAGGAGAAATTATTGAAATTCGCGGTGTTCTTCCATCTGATTTTGAAATCGTGAAGGAATAAACTCCGTTTGAATATGGCCCCAGAGAAGGGGCGGTATAAGTATCGCAGGCTCACAGAGAAGTGAGGGTAATCAAACGCAAGAATAAGTCGGAGATGACTATAAGCGCAAAGGAGAGTTTTTATGGCCACCATTGATATCAGCACGATTGAGGGCTTTGATGGGATGACTGCTGAACAGAAGGTAGATGCACTTCTGAAAGCTGAAATTCCTGAGAAGGTGGATTTGTCTTTGTATGTGTCGAAAGATACTGCGGACAAATATGCGACAGAGGCCGCTGAACTGAAAAAGCAGCTCAAATCCAAAATGACCGATGACGAGGCCGCAAAGGCCCAAGCCGATGCAGACCGCAAGGAGCTGGAGGGCAAGTACACCGAACTGCTGCGGAAGTCCACCATTGCCGAGCACACCGCCCGCTATATCGCCATGCCGGGCTATGACGAGAAGCTGGCCCGCGAGACAGCAGAGGCGTTGTTTGACGGCGATATGGAGCGGGTCTTTGCCAACCAGCAGAAGGCCAACGCCGCATATGAGAAGAAGCTGCGGGCTGATCTGGTGAAGCAGGACCCTAAGCCTGACGGTGCTGGTGGTGGAGAGGTCGGCAAGGATGAGGCCGTAGAGTTTGCCAAGAAGCTGGGCAAGCAGCGGGCCGATGCCCTCAAAAATGCAAACGAAGGTTTGAAACACTATTTTTGATGAAAAGGAGAGAAACAGATGAAGTTTTCCAAGACTTCTGTTGGCGGCACTGTAGAAATTTTGGCTGCTGACGATTTTGTGGCAATTCCTATTAAAGTGGATGAAACATCGACTGTTAAGGCTGGAACGCCGATGACTTCTGCTGGGAAAAAGATTGCATCCACGTCTTATGCTACTGCTGCAGGTATGCTCCTGTACGATGTAGATCCGACAGAGAATCCGAACGGAGCGCTGCTGGTTCAGGGCGTTGTAGACAAGGCAAAAGCTCAGGAGCATTCTGGTGTAACATTGGATACGACATTTGCAGTGCCCGGGATTATCCTGCGGGACAACATCGGCGTGAACGAGTAAGGAGGCGAACATAATGGATTTGAGAGAAGTTTTTACACCTGCTGCGATTGCGGCGAACTGGACGGAGGTTGCTTCCAACCAGATTCCCTATCTGGGCGCTACCCTGTTTCCTGCCCGCAAGAAGGCTGGCCTTGATCTGTCCTGGCTCAAAGGTTCCCGTGGCCTGCCTGTGTCTCTGATGCCTTCCGCTTTTGATGCTAAGGCTACCTTCCGGGATCGGATTGGCTTTGAGAAACTGGAGACGGAAATGCCCTTCTTCCGCGAGGGTTACAAGATCAAGGAGAAGGATCGGCAGGAGATGCTTCGGGTTCAGGAGTCTACCGACCCGTATGCTGCTGAGGTGATCGCCCGTGTGTTTGACGATACCCGTGATTTGATTGATGGCGCGAATGTTGTCCCTGAGCGGATGATTATGCAGCTGCTTTTCCCAGAGGGCGGCGATGTTGGCATTGCGATCAAGGCAAACGGGATGGATTACACCTACAAATACGATACGGATGGTTCCTGGAAAACAACCAACTACACTGCTCTGACCAGTACTGCAACTTGGGACAAGCCGGCAACAGCAGATCCCTTTGCGGCGTTCAAAGCGGTTAAGGATGCAATCCGTGCAAAAACCGGCACTGAGCTGACTGTAGCCATCATGAACTCCTATACCTTCAATCTGTTGTCCAAAGCGGATGCTGTAAAGAACCGTTATATGACTACCAACGGCATGTCTCTTGGATATCTGACTGAAAATGAAGTAAAGGCGGTTGTGGAGTCTACTTCTGGTTTGCGGATTGCAATTTACGATAAGCAGTATCGGGACGAGAGCAAGGTTGCTCATGCGTTTGTGCCAAACGGCTATGTCTGCCTGATCCCTGACGGAACGCTTGGCGGAACATGGTATGGCACTACGCCGGAAGAGGCGGATCTGCGCGGAGCGTCCAGTGCAGAGGTTTCCATTGTAAATACCGGAGTTGCCATTACCCGCGTTCTGCAGGAGCACCCCGTAAACATCAATACCTTTGCATCCGAAATTGTCTTGCCTTCCTTTGAGCGCATGGACGAAGTGGCAGTACTTAACGTCCTAGGGGAATAATCGGGTCTGACATTCTGACGCTGTTCCCCGGCAGTCAGACCCTATTGGGGAAGCAGGTGTCCGACCTGGTAGGCAATGATCTGATGGTCAAGGCAGACGGTTCAGTCTCTGGTACATTCCATCATGTGACAGGATACACAGAGTTCAGTTCGGAACCGGATGAACAGGATGGCTATTACTTCCCGTTCCACCTGACAAAGACTGGAAGCAAGATGACATTCAAAAAGAACGGCTCTCCTACAAAGCAGGACATTACCTTTGATCCGGACATTATTTTCCGTGTGACGAAAACGGATACTTTTGAAGTTCTGGTAGATGGGAAGAGCGTTGTGATCTTCCGTTTTGACGGAGCTTCGTTTGAGTAAAAACAGGAGGCGGCATGAAGTTTATTCCAAATTACCGCGTGTGCTATAACGGCCGGTTTTATGAGGCTGGTTTTCCGTTCCAGATCAGGGACGAAGACGCGGATACAATGCAAAAGCATGGGACAGTACTCCATGAACCTTCGCCGCCTCCTGCTGCCCCAAGAAAAGCAGGAAGACCGAGGAAGGTGAATCATGGAGAATCTGGAAAGGCTGAAACTGCGCACCAATGAATCCGATGAAGAGCTGCTTCAAGAGCTTTTGGAGAGCGCTAAACATGCGATTTTGGCACGTCGGTTCCCTTATGGAGAATACCCGGAAACATTGGAGCCTCGCTACAGCGACCTGCAGGTACGGATTGCACTGGCGGCCTATAACAAGCTTGGGGCGGATTATCAGACAAGCCACAAAGAAAATGGTGTAGACCGTGGATGGGCGTCGGAAGGAATACCAGAGGAATTGCTGCAGGAGGTTACTCCTGTTGTAGGAATGGTGCGGTGATATGAGAAATCTACGCGCGAATTTGAGCCCTGTCTATTACAAGAACTATATTGGGCAGGTAGAGATTGAGGATCAGTACGGGAATGTAACAGGAAATTTTGTCCCGCTTTATACTTCACAAAAGAAAGCTTACCTTTGTGTTTCTCCCAATAAAGGGAGTTCCGAAGTAAACCAGTTTGGCACGCAAACAGATTATGACCGAACGATGACTACTGCGGACACAGGGTGCGAGATCAATGAAAACTCGGTCTTGTGGATAGACGGAGCAGATCCGGAAGGTGCGTATAACTACCGCGTCAAGAAACGAGCTGCGTGGAAAAACTCCCTTCAATTTGCCATACAGGAAGTTGACGTCAGCACCTATGAAAAAGAGCAGCAGCAGGCAATGAAAGCGGTGAGTTTTGTTGCAAATCAAGATCGATCTAAGCGCGGATTCCCTGTCCAAAGCTCTTGACCGGTTAGAGGGATATCGGAAAAAGGTTTCCGATGCGGATGAAACGATTGTGCAAACTCTGACAGAATCCGGTACAGAGCAGGCGAAGGAATTTGCTATGTACATGAATGCCTATGATTCCGGTGCGCTGGTCAATGGGATTGTAGGGAGAACATTTGGAAAGACCGGCGAAATTGCCGCTACGGCTCCGCACAGCGCTTTCGTAGAATTTGGAACTGGAGTCATGGGAAAGGGAAGCCAGCATCCGAATCCCGGCCTTGCTGGGTGGAAGTACGATGTCAACAACCACGGGGAATCCGGTTGGTGGTATCTTGGGGATGACGGAGAATGGCATTGGACAAAGGGCATGCCAAGCCGCCCGTATATGTATGACACTGCGCAAATTCTACGGGAGAGCATACCGTATGTTGCAAAAGAGGTGATTGACGACGATTGATATTGAGAGCTTTATCTTTTCAAGAATCGCCACGGTCCTTCGAGAGCGCTACGGTGCGTATGTCACAGGAGAGTATACGGACTCACCGGCGAAGTTCCCATCTGTGACCATTGCAGAGGCTTCCAATACTGTGCTGCAGAAAATGCGTACCAGAAACATCGAGAATGCAGCAACGGTTCTGTATGAAGTAAATATTTACAGCAACAAAGTCGGGTATGGAAAAATGGAAGCGAAAGAGCTGCTGCAAACTGTGGATGAAGAGTTTTCCAAACTGAACTTTACACGTATTTTGATGAACCCGGTGGCAAATTTGAATGATGCCACCATTTACCGTATTGTCGCACGGTATCAAGCCGTTGTCGATAAAGAGTATAGAATCTATACAAATTGAGTGGGCTGACAGTGCCAAGTGCCATAGTGCCAAGTGCCTCCCAACCATCTAAAGGAGGAAATTAAAATGAGCATTCAACTGAGCACTGCCGGCGTAACTATGAAGTACGCCGTGGAAGCGACCTCTGGCACCCGTCCTACGACAGGCTATACTGAGGTCCCGGAACTGAAAGCAATCCCAGAAATGAACCCTGAACCGGATACGCTGGAAACAACCAACCTGAAAGAAACGGAATACAAAACCTACATTGCTGGCCTAAAAGATCTTGGCGGCGCGCTGGGCTTCACAATCAACTTGACAAAAGACAGTCTGGCCGCATGGAGCACTATGGTTGAGGCGTATGACGAAGCGGCCGGAGAGGGGAAGGCAATGTGGTTCTGTATTGATGTGCCCGGTCTTGCGAAGGATCTGTTCTTTACAGGCCAGCCTACGCCGCTTGGACTTCCCGGTATGGAGGTCAACAATGTGCTGGAAGCGACGGCCTATATTACGCCGACCAATGCCCCTGTTTGGGACGCAAAGCTTTCAGAGGTCTAATACATCGTGAAAAGGAGTTTTGAGCCATGAGCAAAATGAATGAAGAACGCGTAAACCCGATCCGGATCACCGTGGACGGGACTGTTTATGAGCTGGACTTTTCCAGGGAAAGTGTTGCCTTTGCAGAGCAGCGCGGCTTTAAGGCGGAAGATGTAATCGCATTCCCGAACACAAAAGTTCCGGAGCTGTTTTTCTATGCGCTGCGCAAGAATCACAAATTCATTGCCCGGACACAAAGCGACAAGCTTCTGGAGTCCATCGGCGGCATGACTGTTGCCATGATGGAACGCCTGATGCAGCTCTATAACCAGACTGCATATGCCCATCGCGTTATCACAGACGAGGAATTGGCAAAAAACTCCAATGTGACAGTGGAAATGTAATTTCGTTGTCGGAACTGTTTGAACGGGAATGTCCCTATTATCTTTCCATTGGAATGACTTGGGATCAATACTGGAACGGCGATGTCTGGATCATTGAACAATACCTTGCGGCGGAACGCATAAGGCAGGAACGTATCAATCAGGATGCATGGCTGCAGGGCATGTACATTTATGAAGCGGTTCTGGATGCAGCGCCGGTGCTTCATGCATTTGCCAAAAAAGGGACGAAGCCGAATCCATACAGCGATAAGCCTTATTCGTTCCGAAAAGGAAAAGAGCCGGACGAGACGCAGATTGAAAATGAGCGCTTGAAGGCGAGCCTTTTCTTTGAGAACTGGGCCAGAGCAAACCGGAAGATCGGATAATTTCCATCCATTCCAATAAATTGTACCTTGACAACCGAATATATGGATAGCGGAGATTTTGATTTAGAATCTACCATTTGAGAGGCAAACGGATATCGCTGTCTCTCACAACATTGGTTGAACGCCAGGGATAGGCTGACGGGCCGAAAAGGGAGGTGCCACCTTACTCCCCTGCCCTGGGTCAACATATAAGGTGAAAATAACATTTTAGAAAGGCGGTATATACATGAACGATATAATGATTTTCAACAATCCCGAGTTTGGGGAGATTCGTACTGTGGAAGTAGGTGGAGAACCGTGGCTGGTGGGTTTAGATGCTGCGCAAGCCCTGGGGTACCAAAACGGTAGTCGAGATATTAATCGTCATGTAGATGAGGAAGATAGAAAAAACATCTCGATTTATGATGGTACCCAAAATAGGACTATGACCATCATCAACGAATCCGGTCTCTATTCTCTGGTATTGTCCAGCAAACTCCCCGGAGCGAAGAAGTTCCGCCGATGGGTAACAAGCGAGGTATTACCATCTATCCGTAAACACGGAACTTACATGACCTCAGACACTATCGACAAGATGATAAACTCTCCTGAGTTTGGCATCAAGCTGCTTACTGCGCTAAAAGACGAGCAGGACAAACGGAAGTCTTTGGAAGCCGAGCTGGATCGCAGCAAAGAATGGTATTCCATCAAACGAGTAGCACATATGAACGGCGTATCTCACAAGGCATTCGATTGGAGGAAGCTCAAGATTGAAAGCCAACGCCAGGGCTATGGGGTAAAAAAGATTTTCGACGCTAACTATGGGACCATTAACGTTTACCACATGAACGTTTGGGAGAAGGTTTATCCGCTGATGGAACTCTAAATGTTTTGATTGATTCTGTATTCCTCTTGTGCTATAGTCGATTCAGGGATTTTCCCTAAATTGGAAAGAGAGGAAGAGAACGTTATGAAGAAAGTCTTATCTATTTTAGCTGCTGTGGCGATGGTTATTTCTCTGGTTGCATGTGGGAACAATTCGTCTGGGCAAGGTTCCAGTGAAGAGCAAATTCCAATGAGCAACGATGAAATCAAACAGATGTATGCAGATGTGAATGAGTTCAAAGGACGAACTATTGAACTTACGGGGAAAATATTTGGTTCTATAGATTATGATTCTGATGGAGTATATTTTCAGATGTATGCAGATCCGGCTAATTATGAGATGAATACGGTTGTTGCATATGGGAATCCTGATGCAGAATTGAGTGATGGCGATTATGTTAAAGTAATTGGCAAGGTCAGCGGAGAATTTGAAGGGGAAAATATGCTTGGAGCAAAAATTACGGCGCCAGTTATTACAGCTGATTCTGCTGAAGTTTTAACGTACCAAGATGCTGTTGCTCCTACATTATATACATATATTCCGAATGAATCTACATTGACACAAAATGGATATTCTGTGACGGTGGAAAAAGTTGAATTAGCAGAACAAGAAACGCGTGTGTATATTAAAGTTGAAAATAACGGAGCAGGAAAGTTTAATCTGTATTCATTTAATTCGCTAATTATTCAAAATGGAAAGCAATATGAAGAAGAAATGAACTATGAAGCGGATTACCCTGATGTCCAAACTGATTTGTCTGTTGGAGTTTCCACAGAAGGAATATTTACTTTCCCGGCGATTGAGAATGCAGACTTCCAAATTATTTTGGAAGGAAGTTCTGACAATTGGTCAGAAGATTTCGAATCCTTTACCTATAATGTATCTGTGTCTTAATGAAATACCCTCCGCTTAGAAATAGGCGGAGGGTAATTTTTATGGAAAACTGCTTGACGTGTTCTAGCTACAATGTTATAATGCGTGTAGCTAGAACGGAGGTGAGAATAGTGTCACCCGAAAGCCGGGCAGAGTATTTTCGTAAACGGCGGGAATCCATTGGGCAGCTCAATGTGGCGGTATCTAAAGAAAAACTAGCCGCATTGGAAGAATGCTTGAACAAGAAAGGCAAAACAAAAACCCAATGGGTGAACGAAAAGATTGACGAAGAACTCACAAAATAAAAGACACCCGCTGGCCGACCAAAGCACAAGCAGGTGTCTAACTCACCACCATTTCTGGAGGCAAATCTATTGTAGCACAGCCTCCTTGAAATGGCAAGTATCAGGAGGTTTCCCATGAACGAAAGAAACAGTATTCAAGAATTGCTCAATCAGTTGGCGAACAGCGAACATTGGGTCAAGCGTATTGCCGCCGCCTATTTGGGTGTGAGGCCGGATCAAGTGGTTATCACGGTGAAGGAGGGCAGCGAAGATTAAGGGAAGAAATCATTTCGCTGCGCAATTCTGCAGCTGACGATTAAAAAGAGAGGTGCTCCACAAAGATGTTTGGCGACATCGGAGCACCCTCAGTTTAAGGTCAAGCATGTGATGAAGATTGACTTATTAGGAGGTAACCACATGAAGAGTGGAAACATTTCTCGCATGGAGAACGTCGCAAGATATGAGGCGACGGAAAATAAACTCACTCAGATCAATGCAATGTTCCAAATTATTTTGGAAAACATTTTCAGCTTTGACACGATTGAATTGAAAGAAGGAACAAGGGAAGAACTTGAAAAAGCTGCAGCTCTGTGCGCCAGTTATCCAACATGGCGGGAAGCCTTGCAAATGCTGCATGAGAACATCAGCGATCTGCGAGACGAGGTTGCAAACTATGCATTCCTCTGTGAAATGGAGGCGTAATTATGGAAGAGATGCAGATTTTTATGAATGAGAAATTCGGGCAGATCCGAACGAAGGAAATCAACGGCGAACCGTGGTTTTGTCTTGCGGATGTGTGTAAACCGCTTGGTATTAGGTCGTGGGATTGCAAGAATAGAATGAATAAAAAGGGCCTCGTTAGTATCGAGGCCCCTACAAAAGGTGGATCGCAAAAGATGCTGTTTGTGAATGAGGGAAATCTTTACCGTGCAATTTTCCAAAGCAAAAAGCCAGAGGCAGAAGCGTTTACAGATTGGGTAACAGAGGAAATTCTTCCGGCGCTCAGAAGGAATGGGAGCTATACAGCCAAGAGCAAAAGCCCCGACGTTTCGTTGAACGGCCTTGCCAATCTGGTTCGCATCACAAGAAGAGTAATGCTGGATATGGGAAGCACACCGCAGCAAGTAGGCTATATGGTTAAGGATATGTTTTCCACTTGGAACGTTCCGATTCCTGCGTCTCTTGAAATGCAGTGCCCCGGACAGATCTGCTTAACGGCATTTCAGCAGCCGCCTCTTTTAGCGGAATAACAATTTAATAATCGAGATCCCCGCTATCCATATATTCGGATGGCGGGGATTTTATAGTTTTAGAAAGAAGGCGCATGGATGTGAGGGAAGATTGGTCTGAATATTGGGCTGGTAAGGAAAAAGAATTAACGCAAACGGAAAGGCTTGGCTTGGCGTATTGCAGGCTTAATTGCTGGGAATGGGATGACTTTATTGGAGAGAAGCCAAAAGATTTTGATAAATGCGCGTATTCGAGCAAAAACCCGATTATAAGATTCCTAAAAGGCCAACATTCCAAATCATATTATATCACGCCGGCAGTACAGGCAATTGAGAAAGCAATAGGTGAAGCAGAAGTCAGCAGATGTTGGTGGAAATTTACTCTCGGAAGGACAGATAAAGAATGGGCAGAGTGGTATTTCTCAACACAACACCTTTAAACATTTAACGCAATAAACATTGTGATTATCGCGGTGAATATAGAAACAGTAATAGGAACAGCCACAGATTTAAACAGGAATGACGCAGAACGCAATAATATGGATTGCGTAGTATGCCATCCTTTATGACGAACATGCACCTGGAACGATGAAAAAGTTGATTTATTGTCGTAGGATATATAGTCATCATCTAACAAATCATTGAGAGCAGAGGTTAAAGAATGTTTAAATTTTGATATATCAACTTCTTTTGTATCCTTATTATTGATTGGATTTGTTTTTACGACCATTTCTTTTAAGAAAATAGAAACATTATTATCCTCGTATATTTGGGCTTTTTTCAAAAGATGTAATAAAAATAGTGATTGTATAGTCATTATATCACTCCTATTCCACGTGATTTTAGCACAAGAGAAAAGTAGGAGCAATAGATACACCAGTGCCAAGTGCCTCTCCCTTGATGGAGCTAACAGTGCCAAGTGCCATTTATTTTACCGAAAGGGGGAATTGGCACATGGCAGAGGCTACAATTGACAGCATCAAAATTGAGATCAGCGCATCGTCCGATGCTGCGGCTGAAAATATCAAAAAGCTGTCCGAGGCACTGAAAGAACTGAAAACGAGCACCAGCGGTGGTGTCCGCGGGTTAAACACGATCAAGAAACAGCTGGAAGGGCTGAAAACCGCCTTGTCTGGAGCGGACAATTCCGGAACAAAGCTATCTGAAATTGCAAGGGGACTCAAAGCTCTTTCTGAGGTGCAAAAGTCGAGCGGCCTTAGTTCTACGATTAATGCACTGAAAAAACTTCCGGATATTTCGAGTCAGCTTTCTCAAATGGATATGGATAAATTTGCTCAGTCCATCAAGAAAGCAACGGCTGCACTTTCTCCGTTGGCTGCGGAAATGGAAAAAGTGTCGAAGGGATTTGCAGCATTTCCAATCCGCATTCAGAAGATCATTCAAAGCAATTCCGGCTTGACGGCATCCAATAAAAAGGCGGCAGACAGTTTTAACAGCGTCGGAAAATTCAGCTTGAAAAGCATTGCCAACCTTACTTTGTTTGGATTTGGGATTAATGCTGTTGCCGATGTACTAAGCGGGTTTATTACAAATATCAACGCCTATGTGGAAAATATGAATCTGTTTTCCGTTTCTATGGGCGAGTATTACAGCGAAGCGATGGAATATGCAGAGCTAGTGCAAAGCAAACTCGGCATTGATATTTCTGAATGGACAAGAAACCAGGGCATTTTTATGTCAATGGCAAAGGGCTTTGGCCTTGCAAACGATCAGGCCTATAACCTGTCCAAAGGGCTGACTGAACTTTCCTACGATATTTCTTCGTTCTTCAATATCAGTCTGGATGCGGTTGGTGACGGTGCGTTTGCGAAAGTCCAGTCCGGTATTTCAGGTGAATTGGAACCGCTTCGCAGGCTCGGATATGCGCTGGATGAAGCAACACTTCAGCAGGTAGCATATGACCACGGTGTAAATCAGTCGATCCGCACGATGACACAGGCGCAGAAAGCCATCCTTCGCTATACAGCGATTGTGGAGCAGTCTGCCCGCATGGGCGTCATTGGAGATATGGCAAAAACCCTGGAGTCCCCGGCAAATGCACTTCGTATTCTACATATGGAATTTAAGTCGCTGTCCCGCGCCATCGGAAGTATTTTTATTCCTGCTTTGGTGAAGATCATTCCAGTTGTGCAGGCGGTCGTAGAAGTTTTGACTGAATTCGCACAGGCGCTGGCAAAGCTGTTCGGCTTCAAGATGACAGACTGGTCTTACTCTGATTGGGAAGGCATGGGCAATGCGATTGATTTTGGCGCTGGGGCGGCAGATGACATGGCAGACGGCATGTCCGATGCGGCAGCGGCGGCAAAGAAGCTGAAAGATTATACGCTTGGGATTGACGAATTAAATATTATTAAGCCCGATACAGGGGCAGGCGCTTCCGGCGGCAGTGGTGCAGCGGGCGGCGCTGGATGGGAAAAAGACTGGGATCTGGATAGTGTTTGGGATGAATCTGTGCTCAAAAACATTACCAGACAAGTGGACGAGCTGAAAGAGAAGGTCAAAGATATTCTCCCTATTATAGGTCTGGTATCTGCTGGGTTTCTTGCGTGGAAACTGGGGCCATCCCTTTTGGGTAATTTGGGCCTATTAGCATCTGGACTGAAAAAGGCATATGTCAATGCATTGATGTTAAAAAATGCATTGATAGGAGCGAACAAGAGCAGTAAACTTCCTGCATTAGTTGGCTTCGTACCGGCGGTTTATGCACCTATTGAGAAATTGGCTAAACTTCTTACTTCTGGTGTTTTCAAGAACGGACTCGGCGCAGCTATTATGGGGGCTGGCGGAGCAAGCCTTGCATCGTGCATTGCAGCGATAGCTGCTACAGTTTCTGGAATTGCACTTTTAGGTGCTGGACTTCTGGATACGGTAACGAAAAGTAAACTGTTTCAGCATGGTATTGCGGGGATTATTGAAATTATAGGTGATTTTACGAAACCAATTGTAAATCTGGTGTCGTCTGTTTTCCCAGATTTTGAATTTGGCTGGAAAGGGATCAATGAAGCGTTAGAGAATGCAACAGGTGGATTTATTCGAGTAAGCGATCTGGCTATTACGCTGGGAGGGCTTCTCCTGTTTGGCCCTGCTGGACTGGCAATTGAGGGGATTGTCCTCGGAATCAAAGCCATAGGAAAAGCGACAGAGGACATTATCCAGCCAGTAGACTTATTTGGAGACAGTATAAGCGCGGCGACAAGAGATAACGTTGAACCATTTATCGATGCAATGGATACACTTGATTCCTCCATTAAAACGCTTGAATGGGGAAATATAGTTATCACAGACTCAGATGTTTCTAATATTCAATCACAGCTTAACAGTATCACGGACACGATTGTAAATTCTCTAAGTGCTGATAAAAACGAAGCGCTTAAAAACTTAGAGCCGTTGAAGAATGCTTTGGGTGCTGATAAATTCGCTGAATACAGTGCAAATGTTGCCAGGGGATATGATGAGCAAATCAAGGCAGTTACAGATGGCGAAGCAGAAATTAACAAAATTATTGCTGCGGCAGCTGCTGAGAATAGGGCTTTAACTGCAGAAGAAGCAGCGCAAATTTCCAGTATTCAAGCGTCTATGAAGGATACGGGAATTCAATATTTATCTGATACCCAAACAGAAGCAAATGTTATTTTGCAGAACATGAAAGATAATGCTGCTGATCTAACAGCGTTGCAAGCAGCTGAGATTATAAAGAATGCTGCTTCTGCAAGAGATGAATCCGTTGCTGCAGCTGAATCCCTATATAATGACACAATTTTTCAGTTGCAAAAGCTAAAAGATGCCGGGTTGATTACAGATGCAGCATATGGTGATATGAGGAGAGCGGCAGAAAGTAATCTGGAAGCAGCGAAGTCAAAAGCAGAAGAGACATTTGAAGCGACTAAAATTACTGCGCAAACTGAACTTGGTGAGATGTCCAAATATATTGATTTGGAAACCGGAGAGATGAAATCCCATTGGGATCTGTTTTGCGAAGGAGTTGTAGAAGATTGGGCGCCTATTTGGGAGAATGTAAAGACTTTAACAAGCGAAGGGCTTGAGAGTGTACGAACCAATTTTAACAATGCAATGGATTTTATTGGGAATGCTTGGGAAGAATTTTGCGATTGGCTGCCCCAATTTGCTGCAAAGAAGTTTAACGAAATCACAACCAATATTTCGAACTGGTACAATGAAAAAGTGAAACCTCTTTTTTCTCTCGAAACGTGGAAGCAGCTTGGTCAAGATGCTATTGATGGCCTTGTAAAGGGACTCGGTTCTTTATGGGATACAGGTAAAGATTTTGCGCAACTGTTACTTGCCGGATTTAGGAGCAAAGAAGGAATTGATTCGCATTCGCCTTCTAAAGCATTTGAAGAATCAGGACTTGATTCCCGTCAAGGATACATTATTGGTTTTGGAGATGCTAAAGGCATTGGAGTTAGTTTGGGTTCTGATATTGCAAAGGGTATTTCTCAGAGCACACCCGCCATCACAGCGGCGGCGCAGGGGATCGCGGACAGCGTGCAAAAGGTGTTCAATGGAATTTCCTATGACCCCGGTACAAACTACATGGCACTGATTAACGCGGCGAAAGAATCCGGAGATTTTGAAGAGGCTGCGCGGCTGGAAACCATCCGCAATGCGAAAATCGATGGCGAAGGACTCAACTGGGAAAAGACCTTTGATTTCACTGGTGTCACGGATCAGTTCCAGCAGGTGGCAGATCAGTTCAGCGTGCAGACAGATGCAATGAATACCGATTATTCCGAATTTGTCATCCAGACAAAGACTTCTACGGAAAGCATTAAAACGGATGTCCTTGCCTCCATCGAGACGGTAGACACAGCACTGAAGACTTTTATCACACAGACAACAAATAACTTCCGCACAATGGCGAAACAGAGCAACGCGCAAATTCAGTCCATTATCAGCGCTCTCAATGCAATTCCTCGCAACATTACAACCGTACATACGATTGTGACCCGAAACGTTTCGGGCGGATCTGGGAGCACAAAGGGATATGCTGCCGGCGGATTCCCAGATACAGGGGAACTGTTTTTGGCGCGGGAAGCTGGCCCTGAGTTGGTGGGACAAATCGGGAAGCGAACTGCGGTTGCCAACAACGCGCAGATCGTGGAAGGCATCCGCTACGGTGTGGCCGACGCAAATGCAGAGCAAAACGCTCTTTTGCAGGAACAGAATGAGCTGCTGCGCGCCATCCTCAATAAGTCCGGGGTGTACTTGGACGGGAAGCAGCTCAAGAAATCTGTAGACAAGGCCAGCCGCAGCAGCGGAGCGAATATTTTGGTCGGGGGTGTCGTGTAATGCGCTCAATGGTAACGGTAGCAGGGACGGCACTCCCCGAACCGTCAACATACAGTGCCACAACCAGCACAGTGGTGGACAGCGGAAGAAACGTGAAGGGTTATGTCATCGCAAGTGTCATCCGCAGTGGAATTGCAAAGGTGGAACTGAGCTGGAATTTTATATCTGCTCAGGATTGGGCGAATGTGATGTCTCTATTTAACAAAAGTTTTTTCAACAGTGTAACGTTCTTTTGCCAAGATTCCAACAAGTGGGAAACACGGACGATGTATGTTGGAGATAGAACCGCCAGCGTATTTCTTCGCAATCCGGATGGGAGTATCAAAGGGTACACAGGGGCGAAGCTTTCACTGATCGAGGTATAAGCTATGCAGAATGTATCGCAGAAGTGGAAAGACAACCAAGAGCAATATCTTGTGGGGGAAAGCTATGTTGAGGTTATCTTGAATGTAGGCGATCCGGAATCACAGGAGGATGCATCGGTCAGTGACAACGGATCAGATGAAATTTCCAATACGCCGCAGATTGTGGACGGTACAGATAAAAACGTGCTTCCATATGCTTCGTTGGAGCTTAACAGCTGGCTCCTGAGCAGCAACCGGATCATTCTTCCGGATGCGCCGCCATATGGCGATACCGGATACATCGGAGACGTTCTCAGCGGTGACGATGGCTCCTTTTCGAGTATTCCCACCATTACGATTTCGTTTTCAAAGTTGTTCACCAGTGTAATTCCAGGCATAACCATTGATTGGGGAACGGCATATGGAGAGTATGCAGACAGTTTTATTGTGACGGCATACAGTGGGGAAGCTGTATCTGCTTCGACCACTGTCACGGGAAACCGGAACGTTTCTTCTGTTGTAAATCTGGATATAGAGGAATACGACAAGATCGTCATACAGATTACAAGATGGTGCCTTCCCCACCATAGAGCGAGGATTTCCAATATTCTGGTTGGCATTAAACAGACATATTCCAAAACCGAACTGATGAACTACAGCCACACCATAGAGGTTGATCCCGTTTCTGCTGCGCTGCCAACCATTGAAATCGAGTTTTCGATCTCCAATCTGAACGGGCAGTATAACCCGGATAATCCGCAAGGCGCTGAGAAATATTTAATGGAGCGGCAGGAGATAACGGCACGTTATGGGTATCTCATCGACGGCGCTATTGAATGGATCCCGGCTGGAACATTTTACATGAGCGAATGGGACACGCCACAAAACGGTATTACAGCCAGCTTTAAGGCGCGCGATATGCAGGAACTTATGACGGATACCTATTCCGGACCGGTTGAGGGAACGCTTCTTGAGATTGCGACAGCTGCATTTGAACAGGCTGCATTGCCAAAGCAGAAAGACGGAAGCAACCGGTGGATCGTTGATGTGTCACTTGAAACAATCCATGCTCCTGAGGGGGCAAGCCTGGACGGAAATACAATTGCCGAGGTGCTGCAGTATGTAGCGAACGCGGCCTGTTGTGTGTTCTATCAGGACAGGGAAGGTATTTACCATATTGAACCGCTGCCCAGTGGAGTTACCGATTATGAAATAAACCAGTTCCGAAGCTATGAAAATTCTGAAATCAGCCTCAGCAAGCAATTGAAGGCCGTTTCGATCAATGATGGAGCCGCAGTGGTTTCTTTTGGGAGCGCAGGAGAAACGCAGGATGTAAACAATCCTCTGGTATCAGCGGAACGGGCTGAAACGGTTGCTACATGGATCGGAAACTACTTGAAGAACCGACGCATTCTGAGCGGGGAATTCCGGGCAGATCCGAGATTGGACGCTTTGGATAGGGTGAGCAATGAAAATCAGTTCGCACAGAGCACGGTTCTGGTTACATCCATTAAATACACCTATAATGGAGCATTCCGCGGGACTTATGAAGGCCGGGCGGAAGCATAAAGGAGGAACTTATGTCAGTCAAAAAAGTTCAGTTTTCTATCAATGGGCAGACCTATGATCTGACCTATGATGCGGGAAGCCAGCAGTACAAAGCTACTATTACTGCTCCGTCCACGACCAGCTACAACGAAAATGAAGAACACAAGTTTTATGGGACAGTTACCGCAGAAGATAATGCAGGGAACCGGGTCACAGCGACAAAGGATGAGTTTGAGGAATTAAAGCTACGTGTCCTTGAAAAGGAGAAACCTGTCATTGCGGTAACATATCCGACCGCAGGCGCTTATATCACCAGTGCAGCCCCAGTGTTCAAGTGGAATGTGACGGATACCGGAAGCGGGATTGATACAAGCAGCATTTCAATCAAGATCGATGGGAATACTGCTGTAACAAGCGGGATTGAAACGTCTTCCATTTCCAATGGATATGCCTGTACATATACGCCTTCGGAAGCGCTTGGAGAGGGTTCACATACCGTATATTTCAATGTAAGCGATCACGACGGGAACACTGCAACACAGGCCAGCGTCACATTTACTGTGGATACGATTCCGCCCACGCTGGTTATTACGTCTCCGGCTGATGGTCTGGTCACCAATCAGAGCAGCATTCTGGTTTCCGGAAACACCAACGACGCAACCTCTTCGCCGGTCACCGTTAAGGTACAGGTGAATGGAGGAATCGCACAGTCGGCAGAGGTCGCACCGGATGGAGCGTTCTCGATTAATGTTACGCTGGCAGAGGGCAGCAATACCATCCGGGTTGTTGCAACTGACAGTGCTGGCAAGAGCACCACGGTAGAGCGGTCGGTTGTACTCGATACGGGTGCTCCGGTGATTACGGCTATTACGTTGACACCTAATCCTGTAGATGCCGGCGCAACGTATATCGTATCTGTTACTGTGACAGATTCCTGACATGGTCAAACGGGTATATGGGAAATGCGATAACGTTGAGATTGTGTTTACCCTGAATGAGTATACGGGGCGGTGGGAAACCACCGTCCCGGCATCGGAAGATAATACTTATATTTTTGAATTGTGGGCAGAGGATGAAGCAGGGAACCGAACCTATTTTGCAGCTGTCAAGGTCACAGTGGATCTTGATTTGCTTCAATTTCGTTTTTCCGTGTTGGAAGTTGGCGCGGGATTCACAATGGAAGAGGTTTTGGAACTGTTTGGTGCGTCACGCTTCAAAAGTAAGGCGTGCATAAGAGATTATTGCAGTTCCTTTTGGATGGATGAGTATAGAGCAGAACTCACACAATATGAAGTGGTTGGAGGGTGAAAATGGAAGAGAAAGTTTTACAGCTTGGAGAGCGCAGAGCGATCACGCTTAAAATCTGGCTGAAAGACAATGCAGCATTTACACCGCAGAATTGCGAATGGGATTTGAGCTATACGGATTCCAAAGAGGCCCAAGGGACGATTCTCCCAGAGCAGGACGGGGCTTATTGGAACTTGCGCTGCGAAATACAGCCTAAACGGCGCACGGTATACAACCTTACCTTTACCTTTCAGGTTGGATCGGAAATTGTGAAAAAAGCAATTCGGATTCGGGTGATTTGATATGGCAGAAAAACAGATCCGTTCCGGTCAGTTTTCAGCATGGTCCGGAAGCGAAATTTTACCAGGTGGCCCGAGTTTGCGACCGCGAAATTGGGAGGAACAGGATCAGTTAGGTCTAACTTGGGAACAAATTGATGCGCTGGATTGGGACTGGTATTTGTGGGGCTATGGGTCTGCTGGGCATCTTGAGATTACAGCGGTTAGCCTATCGCCCAATCCGGTGGACTGTGGGGCTACGCTTCAAGTTTCGGTTACAGTGGAGATGGTGTTGACATGATTATAGATGATCTTATCACAAACAGAACACAGGAAGATGCTTCTTACGCTGCAGAACTGGCCGCAAAAGGGCAGAACATGACCGAAGAAGAATGGGCTGCTTATTTGGCAGGGCTTCGCGGAGCGTATAACTACACTGACCTAAACCGTGTTACAGAGGCAATGGAGTACATTAACGACCGGCTTTCTGGGTATGGATATGAGACAGGATATCAAGATGTTAAAATTCTCCATGATGAATCATTAGACCCATATCGCTGGTATGAAACGGATAAACCTAAGGAAGAGCAAATGGATCAGTATCTTTCCAATGTAAAGGCTATCCGGAGAACGCTTGAATTACCTTCAAATACACCGAATGTTCCGGAAGATATGGAAGCGTTGACATATGAAGAAGCCAACGATATAGAGCAGATCCTTGTGATCGTGGAAGAAATCATGAACCGGGTTATTTCCGGGTTTCGTCGGAGCGGTCAGTTTGCGTTTTGGAGCGGAACGTTGGGGCTTCCATGCGCAGACAGTGATTTCGGGCGTACATGGGAGGAATTAGACAAAATGGAACGAGAGTGGGACGATTTGGAAAACGCAGACTGGTATCTTTTGGCCTATGGAAATTTGGGGGTGACAAAATGACTGATTTAACGTTCCAGGATCCGAAAGGGCTTGTGAATCGTGCAGCATTTAATGCGCGTTTTTCGGTTCTGAATGAGCTGTATCGATATTGGTGGAAGCGGATAGGGGTAAATGGATCCATCAGAAAAAGTGACATTACTGCTCCTGTTATCATTGGGGACAAATCTGCAGGCGTATCGATTTCGTATGGTACAGATCTAAAAATTAAATCAGATGGATCTGCGGAGATTGTTGACCCAATTGAATATAAAACCACTTGGATATCATCCGACGGAGCGCAGGAAGTGGCAGAGACGCTTGCATCTTTTGCTCCATGCTATCTGCGAGGTTTAACTGGTGACCTTGGCAATATATATTACCTTCCGAACGGAGCAACCTATGGAAAAGAATTCGATCTTCCGCTTCAAACAATATCGTACCAAACAAGTAATGTGTCCTTACAAGTAGACGGCGTTTCTGTAAAGGCACAAAAAGTATCTGTTAGCACAGAAATATCTGATTGGGAATATGTATTCTCTGATAGCCGCAATGCTTATCCTGATAGCGGAGAGCAAAACGGATACGAATATCAATACCTCGGTATCCCGTTTGAGAATGCGAGAGAGGCACCGAGGATCGCCACAGGCAGCTATATTGGCACCGGGACGTATGGAGAGAGCCATCCCAATACACTGACATTTGACTCTAAGCCGAAAATTGTGGTTATTGATATGGACAGTACACAGTACGGCGCAATGACGGCTGGAATTTATATTTGGGGGTGCACGATAATGTCTTCTGTATCTTCTAATGATAGTGCACTTAATATTGTTAGAACTACCGGAAACACCATGTCATGGTACTCGCAAAAATTGATGAACAATGCACAAGGACAATTTAATATTTCTGGAATAACCTATCGCTATGTCGCCATTTTCTAAAGGGGGAATGACCTATCAAAGACCGCAACGTTGAGTTCCCGAACCGCTACAAATTCACGAAAGTAGCAGGAACGGATGATATTTATGATATTGAACCTGCTCCTGGCGAGGTCGAAGAAGAGGGGGATTATTTCAATAAAGCGAATATGCTGCAGGATGTTACAGCAGAGAAATATGGTTTGGATAACACGGCAGTCCCGAATGATGTGTTTAATCTTCTGTGTGACTCCCCGGAGCACATTGGAGATCTAAAACAAAGTTTACGGGCAGACATAGGAGATCCGTGGCTTTTGTGCAATGGCGAACAGTTCCGTACAGACGATTACCCAGAGCTGGCTAAGTTGTGCAACAAAGAGCTGACGAAGTATCAGACACTCTACGATCTCGGTAAGATTGTCGAAGAAACTCATCCAGGCTATGCTCGCATTTTTCAAATCATTTACGTCAAAGAAAAAGGAAAGTGGTACGTATACTCAAGTAACAAATATGATGGAGATTATCAGTGGAACTACTTCCGATTGACTATTGTTGATGCTGCAACGGGTGCCGCAGAGGGTCACGAAGTAAAAATTTTGAGTGAAGACTATAGTTTCTACCTTGACTATGCCTTTATAGCATACAACAATGGGCAATTTGCTTCAATGCATCCGCTTGATAACAACAAAGCACCTCTGATTTTATGGAGCACAGACGGTTACAATTTCAAAGCTGAGACGTTTGGCAATGGCCTGGCTTCGGACTACCAGTATTGGAGCTTTGATTACTTAATTGCATACAATGGTGAATTTGTTGGAGAAGCGATCTATAGGTGGAGTAACGGATACGAAGTGCGAATCTTTCACGCTCCTACTATCGAAGAATTTATCAATGTTTCAACATACCAAGCTACGAAGACGATGGTTACAAGTAGTTGGCTCCCAGAACCAGATGCTAATGAATGGTATTCAAGAACTGTTCAGTACGATCAAGCGATTATATCAATGTACAGCGATAGAAGCGAGTGGTGCCCGCACACTTTAATAGATCCTGGTTTTAAGGCATATTACTTCGATGGTGCTAAATACACGCGGGATACTGGAACCACTGTCAATGTAAACAATGGCGTTACATTCAGAAAAATTGGAAAGTACTTCTTCATGTTTTCCAAATATGGGAGCGACAGTCAGCGCCATGCTTATGGGTACTGCGATACCTATAACGGAACATATAAGTACTGCCCAATGGTTAAAGCGTTTGATAACTTGGATTTTGATTATGATGAAGAAAGCGGCCTGTATTACAGATATCAATTGTCTGGAAATAATTTGCAACTCGTCTATGCAACATCTTTGACGGATACAACGGTGACTACGCAGACAATTGCGACTATATCTGGCGACACTAACATTATACAATTCTGGAAGTCTGATCCGTCAATGGGTGGGTTGCTGTCCTGTAAAAATGTTATTGTGCAAAATCCGACAGGTGAGCTGGAATCTCCTGTATTACCTACTATAAGCGACTCTACACATTATACTTATGTGAAAGCAAAAGATCGATGACAGATAATTTCCAGCCAGCGGATGCCTTCGAAAAATGAAAAAACCGCCCCCCTGTTGGGGAGCGGTATAAGAAAGGACTTATTCTCGGTGTATCTCTATCAGATCGTTAAAAGAGAAAGGAATCTTTCAAGACACCGATACTGTCCACCGGTACTATACCACCATTTCAAACAAATAGCAATGGGGGAATCCAAATGAATTACTACTTAAACCCGCAAAAAAATGAAAATGGAGGGTATTCCAATTTTCAGAGCACGTCGTTTCGCGGAGCCATCGAACTTACGGAAGAACAAGCGAAAACCTTTCTTGCTTACAATGGCTTTGTGACCATCCAGCGGATTGAGAACGAGGAAACGGGCGAGATCGGAACGCTGGTGGAGCCGAACATGGAGGCATGGGAAGCGTGGAGGGCGGCGCAGGCGGAACAGCCGGAAGAACCGGAACCGGAACAGCCTGTGACATGGGCTTCGATGGCTGCTGCGATCCGGAAAGGAGTGAATGAAATTGACTGATCAGAAGTATGTTCTGGAAACCCTGCGGCGCGCAGGGAAATCGGCGGCGGAACAGATCCAGACGGCGGCGCAGGATATGACTGGCACACAGCTTTATGCAGAAGATGGATACATACCGGAGTTCAAAGCGGCATCGGAGCGGAAGAACATGCTGGAACGGGCGGTTGGATTTGTCTGCAAATCTTCCGCCGGGCGTGTAGTGCGGCTGCTGCAGCCCTATGACAGTTCCGTGTATCCACAGGAGCCGGAGGAACTGCCTGCGCAGTGGGGCTTTGTCTGGTCAACGGATCCGGAAAAGGCGCTGCGGTTTATCGCGCTGGCCACCAGCCCATATGCTACCGGCGATTGCTGCACGGAAAGCGGCCATGTGTGGCGCTCGAAAATGGACAACAACACATGGAACCCGAACGAGTATCCCAGCGGCTGGGAAGATCTGGGTGAAGTTACCAGATAAGGGGGGACGCACTTGACGGAATGGGGTGTAGTAGTGGTGCTGATTACGCTCGGCACCTTTGGTATTGCGGTTGTCCGCCCGATCATTACATTGACCAGCACGATTACAACGCTGACGGCGGTAGTGGAGCAGCTCCGGGCGGATGTCAAGGAACAGGAAGAGCACAGCCGGGAGAGCCACAAACGGATTTGGAGCCATAACGACGAACAGGACAAGCAAATCAATGAGCATGAAAAGAAACTGACGGAACACGAAGGACGCATCCGCAATTTGGAGAGGCGTCATTAAAAGTTTATTGCGGGCATTGCCCGTAAAATATATTACAAAGGAGAACGAAACAATGGGAAAAGCAACTGAAATTATTTTGAGCTACAGCAAAGGTGAGATCACGGTGGAAGAGGCCAACAAGAGACTGGCGGAGTGCACGGTGGGTCTGCGGCTAGATCCGATGAAGAACGCGATCACCGGCGCGGAGATGGCGCAGACGCACTCGGACGGCACGCCGGCGGGCACGAGCGGATACGGCTTCATGGATCATGGAATTGGCACTCCGGAGAAGATGCACGTCACAGCGGGCAAGCTGGACTATGATACGGGCTTTGATGTGAAAGGTAATGCGCCGAAGGCCACGCTGTACATCGCAGGCTATACCTTTGCTGTGGTGGGGGATCATATCGAGGTACACAATGAAGGTTAATGTTCCGGTTCGCCTGAAAAACCCGTGGTTCTGGGTAGGCGTAGTGTCCATTATCATTACGGCGCTCGGCGTGGATCCACAGCAGTTTGTGAGCTGGGAAAGCCTGGGCGGGTACATTGTGGACGTGCTGCGCAATCCCGTTCAGCTTGTGACGGTGGTGCTGGCGGTACTGGCGGTCTTTATCGATCCGACCACCGCAGGAGTCAGCGACAGCGCGCAGGCGCTGCGCTATACCTGCCCCAAAAAGAGCGATTGAAAAAGCCGCCCCATGAGGGCGGCGAAAATTGACAAAAAGCGGAAACATATGATAAGATAGGCAAAGCCAGTAAGAGCGGCGAGGTTGTCCACTTCCTCAACAGGAGGTGCGGCGATGGTAACATTTGCTGATATGTTTACATACACGCTTGTGTTGATCGCGCTTGCCACTCTGATCGTTACGATCACAATGCGCAAGAAATAACCGCCCACCAGGCGGTGAGCGGCGTTTCCTTCAAGCTACAAACTTGCACAGGGACGACCGCCACTGCAATGGCAGCCATTCTTACTGGCTTTATTCTATCGCAGAGAGCCGCTTTTGTCAACTCATTTGACAGGGCGGTTTTTTGCTGCCCGGAAAGGAGCGATACGTGAGCAAGGTATTTATTGGCGTGGGGCATGGCGGAAGCGATGCCGGCGCTGTGGGCAACGGCCTGAAAGAAAAAGAGGTCAATCTCTCCATTGCGCTGCATTTGCGGGAAGAATTGCAGCGCCACGGTGTGACAGTTGGAATCAGTCGAACAGTGGATGAGGACGATCCCACCAGCGAAGAGGTGAAAGAGTGCAACGCATTCGCGCCGGAGTATGCGGTGGACATCCACACCAACGCCGGCGGCGGGGAAGGCTTTGAGGCCTATCACACCCTGAGCGGCGGCCAAGGCAAGGTAATGGCGCAGAACATCGAAGCAGAAGTCATCAAGATCGGGCAGAAAAGCCGGGGATTGAAAACCAGAGCGAACAGTGCGGGCAAGGATTATTTCGGCTTTATCCGTCAGACAAAGTGCCCTGCGGTGATTCTGGAATGCGCGTTCATTGACAGTGCGGACGCGCAGAAGATCAATACGGAGGAAAAGCGCAGAACGTTCGCTGCGGCATATTCCAAAGGTATTTTGAAAACGCTGGGCATTGCATATAAAGGGGAGGTGCAAACCATGACTACGGACGAGGCAAAGAAAATTATTATGGACAAGGCGGGGCTGGATGCGTATACGATTCAGTTCCTCGGTGCTTACAAGTACGGGGAAGATCTGATGGTAAAGTTGGCAAAGGCGATGAGATAAGAAAGGACGTGGATTATGAGCGCAAGAGTAAAATTACCGGAACCGCTGGGAAAGCTTTTGCGCTCTCAGCTCGAAAAGGCAATCTACGAATCGGCTTTGCACAAGGATGACGAACTGATTGCCAAGCGAAGAATTATTGATAAATGGGATCAGATTGATGTAGCAGCGGAGCTGGGCTGGTATCGTGGCGCTGTGAGTAACCACGAAAAATATGTATTCCAAAGAGTTGCTGACGTAGCCAAAAGTCTCTACACAAATCAAACATAAATCATACATAACCCCGACTGGGATCAACCCCAGCCGGGGTATTTTTCTGCGACAATATAGGCATGGAGGACGTGGGGATTTAGGGTTGGTACACGTCGCCACCCTCCTCACGATCCTCCTTATTTTTTACATAAGGACGTGTTCAAATGGAAAATGGAAGAGAATTAATTAGCCGTTTAGTGCGATGTGGTTTTACAGAATCAAATGCGACGGATATTTGTCAGAAATATGCCTCAGTTGAAGATTGGGCTGCGCTGGAATCATTTATTCAATCTGCAGAAACTTATCATGACGCAGGAGTGGAGTTATGAATTTTTATAATTATGGAGGATATCCAAATTACGCTCAAATTCCTCCCTCGATTCAGCCTCAATATGCACCGCAGATGACGCAGCAGGCTCAGCAGCAGCCATCTACTCAACCGCAGGTGAATTTACCTACCTTCAATGTAAGGCCTGTTACAAGCCGTGAGGAAGCGATTGCAAGCCAAATCGATTTTTTTAATCAGGGTACGTTAATGCCGAATCTGGCCAAAGGTGAAATTTATTTGAAGCGTTTTAACAATCAAACTGGTGCTTCAGATATTTTTACGTTCCGCGCTGAACAGGAACAGGCTGCCCCTGATTACGCTTCGTCTAAGGATATCCAGGAATTGCAGGAAAAGATTTCTGGACTCCAATCGGAAATTGAAAAATTGAAAAAGCGTGGAAAGGTGGTAAAGGGAAATGATGCCGATGCCGAATAATCCCATGCAAATGCTTATGCAGATGATGCAGGGCGGTGGAAACCCAATGTCATTTTTTGATCAAATGGGAAGAAACAATCCGCAAGTGCAGCAATTTAATCAGATGATCCGTGGAAAAAATTCAAATCAACTTCGCAGTATGGCAGAAAACATTGCCAAAGAACGCGGGATTGATCTTGACCAGTTTATAAAGCAGATGCAGAACACATTCCCAAGAGGCGGGAAGAGATAACAGACTTAAGCATTCTCACTTTTCAGTTTTCGGCCTTGATAAAAACCGAGTGTGATTTTGACACATTCGGCAGTGCGCAGGCCGATGTGATATAACGGAAAAGGAGATAAAATTATGGCTGATGATTCTATGGCTTTGGGCTATGCGCTTGGTCAAGACAGCAACAATGGGAACGGAAATGGTATGTGGGGCGGAGATGGCTGGTGGGCCATTATCCTCTTTGCTATGATCTTCGGCTGGGGCAACGGCGGCTGGGGCGGATTCGGCGGTAACGGCGGCATCAACAGTCCGGCTGGTCAGGGTGCATTGACACGTGCGGATCTGTGCAGTGAGTTCAATTTCAATGACCTGCAGAATGGCGTCCGTGGTATTCAGCAGGGCATTTGTGACAGCACCTTTGCACTGAACAACAGCATTAACAATGGTTTCCACGGTGTGGACACTGCAGTGTGCAATCTGGGGTATCAGACGCAGATGGGCTTCAATTCGCTCGGTGCACAGATGGCACAGTGCTGCTGCGATACGCAGACTGCTATTCAGGGCGTTCGGTATGATATGGCTACGCAGGCCTGCGATACCCGCAATCTGATCCAGTCCACTACACGGGATATCATCGACGGACAGAATGCCAACACCCGTGCGATTCTGGATTTCCTGACTCAGGATAAGATCTCCAGCCTGCAGGCAGAGAATCAGTCTCTCAAGTTGGCTGCTTCTCAGGCTAACCAGAACAGCTATTTGACGGCGACTTTGGACGCGCAGACCTCTGAGCTGATTCGCCGGATCAACCCCATGCCTGTACCTGCCTATCAGGTTCCTGCACCCTACCCCTATTGCGGTGCCTATAACAACGGTTGCGGCTGTGGCTGCTGAACAATTTTGTTGACTTTACCAATATGGTAATTCCGGCTTTGCCGTGACGATTTCGGGGCGGTGAGCTGATGTTCGCCGCCCCTGATTTTTGGAGGTAAAATATATGTCTTGCAAACCTGTATGCAAACTTTGCAATCACCTGGTGTTGTCCCAGGCTGTCGCTTTTACCGGTGGAAACTTGGAGATTAATCTGCCCGCCGGTTCCTACAACAATGGGGAGAAATACTGTATCGTTGTTGCACAGAGTATCCCTGATGCTGCAACTATTAATGCCCCGGTGTATATTACTATCGGTACAGGAACCACTCTTTACCCACTGACAAAGCGAAATTGTGCACAGGTTACCGCCTGCGGCATTCGTACCCGCACGCGGTATTCCGTATGTGTTGTGACAACGCCAACAGGAGGATCTTTCCGCATGCTTGGAAGTCCTTGCTGCGCTCCCAATAACAACCTGACTTCCATCGATGGTGGAAGTACAGTTGTTCCTACAGCTGCTGTAAGGGAGGTTTCTAAATGAAGGGTTTAACGAAAATGCTCATGATGAACCGTGAGAAAAGAAACGAACGTGGATATGACTATGATTCATTTTCCCATGAGTATTACCCTCGTGACGATTGGGGCGCCTGGATCGAAGGCCGGTTTCGGGATGACAGAGGACGTGAGCATTACGACAATGGGCGTTATGCGCCTATGAGAAATGAATATATGCCGCCCGTTTATAGAGAGCACCACGAGAATGACGGGAGGTATCGCCCAATGAATAAGATCGGCTTTTCTGCAGGAGAGAACTACAGTCGGCCTGAAATTGAAAAGAACTATCGAAGTGATGCTAACCACAAAGATTTCCCGGAAATGGATTATGGCCGTTACGGGAAAATGACTTCTGGTTATGCGTCCGGTGCGCCTGTATCGTTTAATAAGAAAATGGCAGAAGAGTGGGTATCAGAGATGCAGAACGAAGATGGAAGCACCGGAGGTCATTGGTCTCTTGACCAGGTAAAGCAGCTGATCTCTCAAAAGGGGCTGGACTGCGATCCCTTGAAACTCTGGGTTGCGATGAATGCGGAGTACAGTGATCGGTGCGCTGTCAATAAAAAGCATGGAGTCAATACGATCGATTTCTATGTAGACTCTGCAATTGCTTTTTGGCTGAAAGATAAAGATGCTGTACCGGACAAACTGGCAGAATACTACGAAAATATTGTAGAGTAAAAAGCTCATCTCTGAGTTCAATTTGTTAGTAATTTGTTAGTAACCTAAAGTGTTTTTAGATGATTTATAATGATTTGAATTGCAAAAAACCATTGATAAATCAAGGAAAATCATTTTCGAACAACCTTGCATATAAGCTGAATATATTTGACGTGCAGGGGGTCACAGGTTCGAGTCCTGTATTCTCCACCAGAAAAACCCAGAAACCGCAATGGTTTCTGGGTTTTCTTCTTTTCTCCTGAAAATGATTTGTTAGTAACGCGTTAGTAACCGTGATTTATTCAACAGACTTCACCAATGTTTCAATATCGATGTGGGTATAAACATTTGCCGTAGTGGAGTAGTCTGCATGACCAAGAATTTTTTGAAGGATCTCTGGGGGCATACCTTCTTTAACTGCTCTGGATGTGTATGTGTGCCTGGTTGCATGAGGTGTTTTGCGCTTAATTCCAAGCTTATCTAACAGGGGGTAATAATCCCGCTTTCGATAATTGGTATATACCTTTTGGCCTGTGTATCCAGAAAGTAGCAGTGGCCCATCTGCTTGCCTGGAAAAATACTCGAAATGTGCTCTACCTTCTGGACGAATTGGTATGATCCGATTTCTGCCGGCTTCGGTTTTAGAGCCTCCAACGACGTATGTCCCGTGGTAGTCCTTTAGCGGAAGCGAAAATAGCTCCCCAATGCGCATACCAGTTGCCAAGAGCATGAGAACGATTCTTGCCGCTTCACTTCCGTCTTCTTCAAGCTTTTTGATTTCTTCGTCTGAAAAAATTTCTTTTTCTTTCTTCTTATTCTCTGGGAGTTGGACAAACTTTGCAAAATTTGTTGTGCATATTTCTTCCCGGATGGCCCATTGGTACATTTGAGTAATGAGTTGTTTGTGTTTTGACAAAGTAGAGTAAGACTTTCCAATGTGTTTGTCTATTTCTGCTTGGAAATCTGCGGTGCGTAAGTCTCTAAATTTTCTATTGTGTAGCGGTGCAAATACCTTGAAGGCGATGTTATAGGATGCTATACCGCTCTTTGTAATGGTTTTATAATGTTCCTCACGCCATCCCTGAAAAACTTCTGAAAATGTCATATTATAACGCTCGCTCAAATCTTTCCCAGATAGGTGCTCAAGAGCCTCCAAAGCGTCCGTTTTTCGCTCGTAGTATCCAATGATCACTTTATTTTTCGCAGCAACCCAGGGGCGTTTTCTTCTCCCCTGCAGTTTATAGACGGTGCCAGTCCTGTTGGCGCGCTTCAAAGCTTTTCTCTTTTCTGAGATCTGCTTTTTTCCGCACATAGGACAGTACAATGCACCATTTGGTAAAGTTGCTTTACATTTTGTACATTCCATTGACACTTACCCTCCATAGTGAGTCGCCAAATTTTACTGCCCCTTTACTCCGTTCGGTGCACAAGCACCGGGCGGTTTTTTATTTTCTTCATATTCTTATTGGACAAAGCGCTGAAATAAATTTTCCAGTATTTGGCTATTCTGTCTGTTTGCGACACAACATATAGGTTTGCACCAAAACGAGACATTAAAAACTTGATAAAATGCGAATAGAAATTTTCAGATTACCTTGCTATAATAATTTTAAAAGAGAACTTATGTTCTATATTTTGATAGAAGGAGCAACTGGAAGATGGATAAACAAGATGTAACGTGCGGTGAATTGCTCAATGAGACTGAAGAAGAATTGAAAATCATTATCAAATCTTCTATAATAGATCTTACAAAGGAAGAAAAAGAAACTCTTTTGTACTGGATTAAAGAAATGAAATCAAGTAAGGAGGCAGCTCAATGAATATCAGCTACCAATACATTGAACCGGATATGATTTTCACAGATAACCGAGAGGAAGTGATTGATCGCATTCAAATCGGAGAATGGGACTGTATACTCTGCCCGCAAATGTTCGGCTATGAGTCTGGGTGCTATGGGCTTTCCGCTCCAGATAAGCCAAAAAATAGAACACGAGAAGAAGCTGAAGCGTGGCTTTCAGGTATTGAGCGGTCTGGAAGAAAAGCGTTCAATAACGAACCATTTAACCCTGATGACCTTCCAGAAGGAATCCCGGCGAGCCTTTTACCGCAAACCGTACAATAAACACAGAAACGGAGGATAACTATGGACTACCAATATGAATACACTATGATGAAAGCAGAACTTGGGAAAGACGGCTCCAACAAACTTGGCGCAATCTTGCAGATTCTCGAAATTGGAAACACCAATATCGCCCAGGCAAAGCAGATTCTAAAATACTGTGATAGATGTTTGGAAATTGGGACTAAGACCGAACTCAATTATTCCCGCCAAACAGAGTCGGAGTAACTTTTACTTTCGGGATCTCTTCCCTGTCGTCAACAAGTCTTTTAATAATATTGTATGTTGACCTCTCATCTCGATCTTTCGTGACTACTCGTTCAGTTCTCATTCTCTGGACTCCTTGATTTTTTGAATTCTTTCTTTTACAAGAAGTATTTCTGCGTGGCTCATCCCTTCAAGTTCATTTAAAATTTCATTTGTTAAATCGTCCATTTCACGCTCACCTTTCGGGGTGGGCGCTTTTTTTGTTTCTTCTCCAAAAAGAACGCTTACAGAAACGGAAAAGTATTCTGCAATTTTGTTTAGTGTTTCTCCGTTTGGCGTTGCCCCAGTTGTTCGCCACTTAATAGGTGCAGATTTACTTAACCCAATATCAAGGGCCGCCCTCGTTGGTGCCACGCCTTTTTCTTTACAAAGAGAAACGAATTTGTCATAAAACACAACTGCTCACCTCAAAAATTGTGCAATAAGTAGAAGTGCACTTTTTTCAACTTTTCTCCTTGAAAGTTAACTATAGTTGTGCTATGATACTGACATGGGTTGAAAAAAGTATACCTCTTAGTTGATTATCGTTGACACCTATATGATACATTAGAGGTATACCAAAGTCAACTAAATTCTGCAAAAAAGATAACTTTCGTATCCTTGCCCAAAAAGCACGGACGAGTTTTGGAGGTGGTCTGAATATAGCGAGTTTGTGCCGAAAAAAAGGCGGAAAAGAATGGAGGTTAGAGATTGTTTCAGACAAAAAAGCGGTTGAAAGAACGGATTTTTCAACTTGAACAAGAACTGGAAAATGAGCGACACAAGAACCAGATTGCAGAGGAGAGCGGTCTTGCCAAGTGCAGGGGAGTCATATGTAAAGCGTGTAATCATTCAGTCTCCATAGAAGGGCCGTTTAAACAAGAACAGATAATTGGGTGCGATATAAGTACGAACTGCGAAAATTTTAGCCGCAGAAAAGACTGGAAATCGTTGTCCAATGTTCGGAAAGAGAGGTTATAAGACTTAAGAGTGCGATAGCCGTAGTAATCAGATATGGTACCCAAAACAGTCTGCGGTCTCTCCTGCGCTGTTCAACATAAGATTCTCCATCCAGTGTAATGCAATACCCTTCCTGCTTTGGATCTCCAACGCCATTTATGATTTCATCTGTGTTCCAACATGTAATAAAGTGGCTTGTTGCCAAAGCGGATATGTGCTTGCTGGGCGTTTCACTTTCGTTATGATCCGTAATTTTTTGTATCTGTTCAAATGTTAGTTTTTTCTTTCGATAAAACTTTTTTAACAGCTTATAAGAACGGTTATCCAGCATAAATATCACCTCAGCGGTGATTGTATCAGAATTAACCATAGTAATCAATAAAAGGAGGAATTATATGCCTGCAAAGTGGACTGCTGACCTCCTGGGTGAGATGCACTTAGCCGGTGTAACGGCCAAGCAACTTGCCGCAGAGGTCGGTTGGAATCCGAAGTACCTCAGCGTCGTGCTTAATGGGCACAAGGAGCCAAAAGGGGCAGAACAGAAGCTGAATGATGCTTTTGGCCGACTTGTTCAAAAAAATGGAACTACTTCAACGTGACTGTGGATGAGCTGTTATCCGAGGTCAGAAATTCAAGCGGCAGCATTTATCCAAATGAATGAGGAATAGAGGGAAGTACAGTTAAATATCCGGAAAAGTTCGGACTTTAGGTGTTCATGATGATTACTTAAACGACCGATTATATAACTGAAAGGAGACGGTTTCTATGAACCTGTCTGACGTAAAAACCTGTGATTTGGTTTCTGAATTGAGGCAAAGGGAGGGTGTAGAAACACACATCGCAGAGCCGTACCAAGATGTGACGGTCTCGGTAAACGGCCCTGCGGTAGTTCTGGTAGTTATTGATTAGTGGCACAATCGGAGAAGTAGAATAAAAATCCATAGAAAAAATCAGCCAGCCAGAAGAGCCGCCGAGAACACACAATATATCTCCACTCTTCATCACCTTCATTTCAAAAGCCTCTATACAAATGCTGATCGCCAACAGCGTTTGCTCGGCGGCTTTTCCGGCTGGCTGATAAAAAAGGCACAAAAATTGGGCCGCCTCTGATAGCAGCAGAGAACGGCCCATGACACCACGTGAAAGGACCACGAGGTATCGGAGAAAGTATAACACATCCTCCGGCCTCTGGCAAGAAAAGGAGGATTTTATTTATGAACGAAGACGACAGAATTAAAGACTTAGAACGACAGGCGGGAAATACACGCCGCCTTATGGACAGGCTTAACATGGCATACTACGGAATGACATGGGATGAGCTTGTGAAAACTCTTGGAAAGGATGGCGGGAACAATGATCGAAACACTGAATGCAGTTGAGGCGACAGAAATTCTCCGAAATGTTGGGCTACGAATTTCCCCGGAAACTGTCCGGGACGGGATCCAGCAGGGAGTATTCCCTTTCGGGGATTGTGTTATGTCTGGCGGGAAAGTCAAGTGGTGTTACATCTATCGGAATCAGCTGGATCGATGGATTGCAGAAAAGGAGGCGGCTTCCACATGACACGGGAAGAACGAAAACGCCGGCGCGCGGGAAGGCTACGTTTCTGGATCATGCTGGCGGCCTGCCTGATCGTAACAGTGGCGGCAGCCTCTACGATGGTTCAGGCTGCAGCGGAAAGCTCCCAGCCTACGGCAGAGGAATATTTGCAGGAGATCGGAGCGGAAAACGCGCAGCGCGCGGCTTTGGCAGATCTTTATAAGGAGTGGGAAGATGGAAACAATTGAGATTCAGCGCAAGGAACTGAACGGCGCAAAACCGCTGTGTTACGGATATAAAGCAGTCAAATGGGACAGCGGAACGAAGCAGAGGTTTCGATATGGAGAAACAGGGGAAAAACTTGAAGGTAAAATATTCCGTGTAGATGGAGATATAAATGCTTGCAGTTGGGGCCTTCATTTTTCGAAAGATCCTGCTAACGTTTTTAACTTTTATGAACCGTTAGGCTATAATCGCTATTTTAAGGTTGCAGCATATGAAAATATTGTCGATACGCCGGATGGATTAAAAACGGTTGCACAATGCATCGAGTTTGTCGAAGAATACGACCTCATGCAATTTATAAATCTGATAAAACAGTTTGATCGTTCCAGCACCGCAGTCAGCTACAGCACCGCAGTCAGAAACAGAACCGCAGTCATCTACAGCAACGCAGTCAACTGCAGCACCACAGTCAGCGACAGCAACGCAGTCAACGGCAGCACCGCAGTCAACGGCAGCACCGCAGTCAGAAACAGCAACGCAGTCAGCGACAGCAACGCAGTCAACGGCAGCACCGCAGTCAGAAACAGCAACGCAGTCAGCTACAGCAACGCAGTCAACGGCAGCAACGCAGTCAACTGCAGCGACGCAGTCAGAAACAGCAACGCAGTCAACGGCAGCGACGCAGTCAGCGACAGCACCGCAGTCAGCGACAGCACCGCAGTCAGCGACAGCACCGCAGTCAGCGACAGCACCGCAGTCAGCGGCAGCGCCGCAGTCAGCGGCAGCGCCGCAGTTAGCTACAGCGCCGAAGTCAACAGCAGCACCGCAGTCAACGACAGCACCGCAGTCAACGGCAGCACCGCAGTCAACGGCAGCACCGCAGTCAGCGACAGCAACGCAGTCAACGGCAGCTATGGAATTCGAAATTGCAGAGGGGTTTTTTATTCTTTGTTTTGTTCAAATAAAGATGGAATTTCTCACTATATTTTTAATAAGAAGTCAAATAAATCTCGTGTAAAAGAAGTTTTGTGTAAAATCAGAGAGTTTAATTGGATACCAGAATTTTCAAACTGGTATGGAATCAAAGGGAATCAAGAATGGTGGGCGTTTTGCTTCCCTCAACTGCAATATGTTGATAATGATATAGCTTGGAGTAAAATGCCCCAAAATATGTTTGACTATATCAAAGAACTCCCTGAATTTAGTGAAGCCGTATGGAAAGAACTCACAAAGAAGTAATTCCAGTCATTTTAAAGAAAGGGGAAGAGAACCATGCGAAAAAGTAAAATCTATCGGGAAGCGGCAGTTTCTGTGATCAATGCAGGCCATCTGACGGCGTATGACAAACTGGAAATTCTGGAGGTTCTGTTGAGTGATCGGCACCTGGCAGAGTACAGCGAGGCCAGGGAACGGGAAGAGCAGAATGTTCCGCTGCAATGAGTGTGGGGAAGAATTTGACGCCCCGGAATATTACATAGAATACCACGGCGATGCATCGGCTCCGGGTGAACGCTGGGCGGTATGCCCGCGCTGCGGGGATACGGACTTTGAGGAAATCCTGTATTTTGATGAGGTGTAACAATGGAATTTGAAAGCGGTGTGCGCAGCTATATTAAAGCTTCGGCAACGGTCATCGTATCTTTCCCGGTAGATTATAAGGGGAACGCAGCTATATGCTGCACCCAATGCCCGTATCTACGCAGGCAAAGCCGTGTCTGTGCGCTCAATGGCGCGCTGGTGGCGTACCCGGAACACTATGTGGGCCAGCATTGCCCGCTGAATTTTATCGGAGAGGAAGAAAACAATGGCGGTCTATGAAAAACTGATGTCCATTCAGCAGGAACTAAAAGCGCCGAAAGGGCAGTACAATGCGTTTGGCAAGTACAGCTACCGCAGCTGCGAGGACATCGTAGAGGCGGTGAAGCCGCTGGCAGGAAAGGTTAAGGCTGTTCTGACGATTACAGACCGAGTGGAGCTGGTTGGTGAGCGGTACTACATCATTGCTACCGCTACGCTGATGGATGCGGAAACCGGGGAGAAGATCAGCGTGACTTCTCAGGCACGGGAAGAGGACAGCAAAAAGGGAATGGACGCTGCGCAGGTGTCCGGAGCAGCCAGCTCTTACGCCCGGAAATATGCCCTCAACGGCTTGTTTGCCATTGATGACACGAAGGACAGCGATGCAACGAACACCGGCGCTGCTACACAGAAACCGCAAAGGACATCCCCCACACTCTGTAAAGATTGTGGTGTGGAGATCCGGAACGCGGCAAAGAAAGACGGAAGTCTGTGGGCAGCAAAAGACATTGCTGCATACTCTGCGCGGCGTTTCGGGCGTGCTCTTTGCCCAGATTGCCAGCGGAAAGCTTTTGCAGCGGAGAGCGTGCAATGATGATTCTAACCGTCACCGACGAAAAAATCAGCAGCGAGGACGGCGCGGTATGGCTGTGCCTGAAAGTGACAGACCCCGCTGCAGCCCGGCGGTTCTGTATGGCGCAGGACAAGCCCGGCATCGTCTACGATGTGGAGATCAAGGCGCATAAAGACAAACGGAGTCTGGATGCTAACGGCCTTTACTGGAGTCTGGTAGGGGAGCTGTCAAAGGCTGTTCATGAGAAACCAGAAGCGATTTACCGAAGCCATATCAAAGATATCGGAAACTACGAAACGCTGTGTATGCAGAAAGGAGCGCTTGAATCCTTCAAGGAACGCTGGTGCAGCAGGCATCTTGGGCGCATGGTGGAGACGAGGGCATCCAAACTCCCCGGTTGTGTTACAGTGTTGGCCTATTATGGAAGCAGCGATTTTGACAAGCAGCAGATGTCGCATCTGATCGACAATTGCATCCAGGACTGCAGGGCTGTTGGTGTGGAAACCATGCCGCCGGATAAGATCGCGCTGCTGAAAGAAGAATGGGGGAAGTGAAATGCGCAATGAATACAACATGAAGCTGGACGGCAATGGCTATGCCAAGTCTATCCTTCAGGAAGGCTCCTGCTGTCACCTGTGCGGTCGCAACGGATCGATGGATAAGTTAGACCGCCACGAGGTATTCGGCGGCCCTGACAGGGCGAAAAGCAAGCGCTATGGGTTATGGGTTCTGCTATGCCATGACCGCTGTCACCTGAACGGAGTACATAAAGGGGCAAGCCTTCGTGTCCCGCTCCAACGGGAGGCGCAGATGGCTGCTATGAAGAAATATAAATGGGATATCGATGAATTTATCCGGATTTTTGGAAGGAGTTATCTTTGAATGCTGAATCATATTACGATCATGGGCCGATTGGCGAAAGACCCGGAGCTGCGCAGAACACAGGCCGGCGTTCCGGTGGCGTCGTTTCGGCTGGCAGTGGAGCGGGATTTCAAGGACACGCAGACAGGCCAGAGGAGTATTGACTGGGTCGATGTAGTGGCCTGGCGCGCGACGGCAGAGTTCGTCAGCCGATATTTTGCAAAGGGCCGTATGGCAGTTGTGGATGGCCGCCTGCAGATGCGCGAGTGGACGGACAAGGAAGGAAACAAACGAGTGTCCGCAGAGGTCATTGCGAGCAGCGTTTATTTTGGCGACCGCGGAGAAGAATCCGGCCAAAACGGATTGCATAACAGCAGTGTTTCCGACAGTGTATCTGGCAGTGAAACAGGCAGCGGAATCATCCCTATGGATGATTCAGGAGACGGAGAACTTCCGTTCTAAAAACGGGAAGTGAGTGAGCGAAATTGACTTATATTGACTACCTGAACGCGTTCAACCGGCGTGTCGAACATGGTCACTTATCCCCCACCGCACAGTTGCTGTACTTCAAACTCCTTGATGTATTCAACGTGTGCGGGTGGCCTGAGTGGGTCTCAGTAGATAACTTCCGGCTTATGGGCATGGTACAGGTCGCAAAGAAAGATACATTATGGCGGGCAAGGGACGCGCTTGTGTCCGGCGGCTTCATCGAGTACCGCAAAGGGAAAAAAGGCACCCCGTCACAGTTCAAACTCATACAATTAGATCAGTGTTTCTGGTCCGTTTTTGGGGTCGAATGTGGGGCCGAATGTGGGGTCGAATGTGGGGTCGAAAACGGGTCGCAAATGGTACCCCATAATAAGACTAAGACTAAGACAACCCCCCAGAAAGAAAAACCCCCTACGGGGGTAAAAAGAAAGACGCCCCCTATCCCGACGCAGGAAGAAACCGGATTCAGCGCCGTGCTTCAGTCGGCGTTTGAGGAATGGCTGGCTTATAAACACGAACGGAAGCAAGAATATAAGCCCCGCGGGCTGGCAGCGCTGCAGAACAAAATCCGGAAAGCGGCGTCTTCTTACGGAGATAAGGCAGCAGCGAACTGCATTCTGGACTGCATCGCCAGCAACTATCAGGGACTGTTCTTTGACCGAATCAAGGGAGAAATGAAAGGCGTGAGCAACGATGATTACTGGAAACTCTGACGGCGCTCTGGTATTCCGCCCGGAGATGATGGATCCTTCTGCATCCACCGGCCTGTGGTGGTGTGCCACAGCGGAGGATGCGCAGGCGGTTGGGACGAACGCGGTGTGCCTGTCCCTTCTGGCAAAATGGTCGGATCTGGAGCCGTGGAAGGAATGGGTGGAACAGTTCCCGTACATACTGCTGGCCGTCCCTCCTGGGCCGAAGCAGGAGGAGATCGCGGAGGAGCTGCAGAACCGGTTTTTTACTCCGGTTATGGTCCCGAAGCCGAAGGCGTTCCGGGGCTGCGCCACGCTGAAAGAGCTGTGGGACAATGGGCGTTTCAAGGCGATGGACAAGCTGCTGATGGAAGCCGAAGAGCTGCCGGTGCAGGGTCTGTTGAACCTTGCCGATGTGGATACAACGAAACGGAAAAACGCCAGGCGCGTGGTGTCCGGGATCCCGGAGCTGGACAAAGCCATCGGGGGATTCAGCGGGGGCGCTCTGTCGGTCTGGACGGGGAAACGGGGCGAAGGGAAAAGCACATTGCTGGGCCAGATCCTGCTGGATGCGGTGAATCAGGGGCGGAAGGTATGTGCCTATTCCGGAGAACTCCCGAAGGAGGATTTCAAAATGGGCCTGCTGCAGCAGGCGGCCGGATATCTGCATGTGAAGCGCCGGGAAGACGCTGTGAGCGGAAGAGTGTTTTATGACATTGCTCCATCCGTGCTCCCTGCGATCAACGCATGGTGGGACGGGAGATTATTTCTGACCGATATCCAGCGCAAAGATGCGCACGACGAGGCAAATATCATGAAGATCTTCGAGTACGCTTATCGCCGGTACGGATGCGATGTGTTCCTTGTGGACAACATCATGACCGCAGAGCTGAAAGACGAGGCGCAGCTTGGGTTCTGGCGGGCGCAATCGTCCTTTACCGGGCGGCTGGTGGCCTTTGCAAAACGCCTTGACGTGCATGTGCATCTGGTGGCGCACCCCCGCAAGACCGGGGATAAGCCGCTGGAGGCAGACGATATTGGCGGATCCAGCGATATTACGAACCGCGCAGACAACGTGTTCAAGGTCGAGCGCGTCCCAGAGGACAAAGTAGGGGAGGCGGGCTATTCCTCCCTGCTGACGATCTTGAAAAACCGCGAATTCGGTGCAAGGGCTCGGATTGGGCTGGAATATAACGAGCCGTCCAAGCGGCTTTATCAGGCGGGCAGAAGCCCGGCAAAACAATATTCGTGGGAGATGATGACATGACAAGAGAGCGGGTAAAAGAACTGGTCTGCGCGGAAATCAAGAGATACGCATCTCTGAGTACGATCTGTGCATCGACGGGATCCAAGCGGCACGCTGCGGAGTATGCGGATGTCCGCGAGGCGTTAGAAACGGTTTATGCGGCGTATGAGGGCACGGAAGATGGTTGAATTTACGGTTCCGGGGATCCCGGAAGGGAAGGGCAGGCCTCGGGTGACGAGGAACGGAACCTACACGCCATCCAAAACGCGGGAGTATGAGAAAAAAGTTCGGCTGTGCTGGGCAGAACAAAGCCGGGAAGGATTCGGCGCCGGCGTCCCGCTGCAGGCGGAGATCACAGCTTTTTTCCCTCTGCCAAGAAGCCTGTCCCGGAAAAAGCGCTCTGCAATGGACAGAACGAAGCACACGAAGAAACCGGATGCGGATAATCTCGCAAAGGCAATCCTGGATGCTTTGAATGGTTTTGCCTACAAGGACGATTCTATGGTGAGTGTTTTGAGTGTGAAAAAGATCAATACCGAAGGTGCCCCTCATGTGGATGTTTTGATTCGTGAGGTGGAAGATCTTGAAAAATAAAGAGTGTCTTGGCTGCATTTACTGCGGAATCATTCACGAATCCAACATGGTTTATTGCGATTTTATTGGAAAAACCAGGATGGCAAGGTCTTTGCTTTGCCCGCCTGGGAAAGAATGTACCGTTCGGAAGGAGAGAACAAGAGAAGATGGGCGTTAGAAGAGATACCCCAAACCGGCTGACACTGTACCGCACCTGTGCTACCTGTGGAAGAGGCATCGTTACAACGGCATCCTCTCCCTTCATGCGGCTGGTACAAGCGGATGGGCACGCGAAGATTTCCTACTACTGCTCTGAGCGTTGCAAGGCCGCCAGCTATAAGCACCTGTTTGACGGGCGCGCTGGTGATCGTAAGCGGAAGCGGGACGCAGCCCGCAGCGCCGAGAAGAACCGGCGGTATTATGAAGCCCACCGGGAGCAGGAAAAGGCGCGGCAAAAGGCCAGGTATTGGGCGGATCCGGAAGCCAGAAGGGCAGATTTGCGATACAGCAGAGCCAAACGAAAGGCAGCGCAGAGCCAGGGGTCTGGCTGCATTGCAAGGCCGGAGCCGGGAAAGCAGGAGATAGGTAAAACAGATGCTTGCTCCGCTGTTTGAAGAGAAAATGCAGATGGAGATCGAATTATGAGTATGGATAAAATCAACTGCTGCAAAGGCTGTGAAAAACGTTCGGTGGGATGTCATAGCGCATGACCGGAATACCGGTTGGAGCGGGATGCGCTGACGAAAAGGAATGAACTGCAGATCCAAGCGTCCCTTGCCCGCCATGATCGATACTATGCGGACCATTTCAACAAAGCCCGAAAGAAAGCGAAGTATGTGAACGGCTTCAAGAGCAAGACGCGGTATTGGTGAAATGGATTGAAGAAATTGGAGGAATCAATATGAACACTTGGACGGCATTTGCTATGGGAGAAGCCAACCGTAGAAAAGAACTGATGATTTTTGATTGGGACAAAGCTGCAAGGCTTATCAGAGAAAGAAAACCAGAATGTGCGGGTGCTGGTCTCCGGGGAGATTGGGAGTATACCGGTGGAACGATTTATGAGTCTGGAAAGCCGGTGATGAACGATTATACATATCTTTCTTCTACTTGGGCCGTTCCTGAACTTGATATGGATGGAGAAATTGTTAATTGTTACCGCATGGAACACGAGGTTCCTGGCTGGAATTCAAATACGAAATGGCCCCAAAGCGCGCTTGGTATTCTGAGCACGGTGGAGATGCTGGAGGGGATGGAATGAACACGCTGATTTTGTACGCTATGGGAATTGCATCGCTGGTAGTCATTATCGCCGGGGCATTTTTCGTGGTGGTCATGATTGTGTACTATATCCAAGTCATGTGGTCAAAAATTTCTGCCTGTGCTAATAACACGATGGAGTATTTGCGAAACAAGCAAGATTTTGAGGTTTACAAAGCTGACGTGCTCCGCTGGGATACAATGAAGCGAGAGAAGGCGCTGAAGTGCCGGGAGTGCGCGTACAGGAAAAAGTACATGGACGAGGAGGCCCAGCCATGACGCGGGAAGAAGTGAATTACACTTTAGGGAGCCTGTTTGATGGATCGGGCGGTTTTCCTCTTGCCGGTAGCTTATGCGGTATCACGCCGACGGACGATGGGCGGCTGTATCATGCGCCATATAATACATGGAGATTGGAGGCGCTGAAAAATGACTGAGGCAGAAAAAGCATATCAGTATTTTGTGATTGCTGTACCCGAAAACGAGGAACAGGCAAAGGCATATTTCTGGGCCAGAAAAGCCCTCCAGTCTACCCTCCCCCCGCCGAACGAGTGGGTGAAACGAATGCTGGAACTCGATGAGCTATACACAAAGCTCCAGGTCGTAACAGGCTTTACAGCGGAGCGTCTACTAGAAATGTTCGCAGATGGGTATACACTGGAAAAACCGGATTATGCAAAATCATTTGAAGATATGGCAAGTTTGGCCGAAACCACCCCGCCGAACGAGGCGCTGACGATTGAGGAATTGCGGGAGATGGACGAGCCTGTGTGGGTTGCCTGCAAACCCATCGAGGGCGGAGACGGGTACTGGTGTCTGTGCCAGCATGGGCATATCATCACACCGGCAGGTAGCATTTACGATGTAAAGGAAATCCCGCATTGGGTGTTTTACCGCCGCCCGCCGGAGGGAGAGGAGTACACCTGATGGACTACGAAAAGCTTGTGGCTGACTTAAGAGATTGGTTGCCACCGGAAAGTGAGAAAATCCCATACGGAGAACTAGTCGGCGCGCCATATCCATACAACCTGCAAGGTCCATTGGTGTATTCTGATGGGGTATGTAACTTAGTGGAAGAAGCTGCGGATGCTATCACTGCCCTGTTGGATGAAAACGCTAGACTGAAAAACAGGAAATCAATGTGGAGGAAACTGTTGGAGGCGATTAAAAGCGCCTTTGGCTGGGGGGACAAAGGAGAGAAGAACCCTGATGGAAATTGAGAAGCTGATTGAGCGGCTGAATGGATTGTACACGGCGCTTAGAGAAGAAGGAGAACAGAAGTGCTCACCAGAAATAAACACGGTCGCATTTGTGTTGATGGACGCCGCCTCCGCCCTCTCCACGCTCCAGGCCGAAAACGAGAGTCTGAGGGCCGAGCTGGCCCAGGCGGACCGGGAGGGCATTTCACCGTGTACATTTTGCGTGTTCAATCCTCCGTCAAGCGGCGATGGAAAACCGTGTTGTATGTGCCCGGCTGTGGCTGTACTACGGAGGGAGCAGAAATGAAGGAGTACATCGAGAAGGCGGCTGTCCTAAATCTACTGGAAAAGATCAATCCGGTTGACTACGGTTCTATGTTTGACTACCAAGCCCACAGTGCAGTTAGTGAGTGCTTGCGTGAGGCCCGTTATGGGATAGAGAGCATACCTGCCGCCGACGTTGCGGAGGTGCAGCACGGGAGATGGGTCGGAATAGAGTATGACGGCTATGCAGATGGATGCCCGGTATATGACTTGTGGGAATGCTCCGAGTGTGGCGAAGAAGTAAGGGGCGAGGACGTGCCGGACACACACCCATGGTGCCACGCGTGCGGCGCTCGCATGGACAAGGAGGACGAGCATGAGGCTGATTGATGCATATAAATTACTACTTGATATTATGCCGGAGGACGATTTCTGCTCCTACGGCCAGCGAAAGGATGACGACCATGACTAATCTGATGTTTGTCGATGCCGAGTGCCCTAACTGCGGCGGGAACTGCGGAAATGGAGGACACGGAGATACCTTTTATTGCCCCTCCTGTGGATGGAAAGGGAAAATCGAGGGAGCCGAAGATGATATGAGACTTATCGAGGAATATATTCGGTTTTGTCTGGAACGGGACAAGGAGGCCGCCCATGACTAAGTACTGCGCCACCTGCGCCTGGTACGAGGACTATCAGGGCGTGTGCTGTAATGGAGACTCCCCGAACTGTGCGGACTTTACAGCCCCGGAACAGCGGTGCAGGGAGTGGGAAAGGAAGGAGGGCGGCCATGAGCAGTGAACTATGGCTCGGCTATGTGGCCGGTGCGCTGACCTTCGGCTGGCTGCTTCCATGGATTGGGAGGAAGATCAAATGAAGTTTCGGAGTAAGACGGGTGAAATCTCACTTACCATTGACCAGGCATTAGAGCAGTTTTGCGATAGTCAAAAAGACTGCGACTATTGCGAGCTTCGGGAACCCATAAAGCAATACAAAGGGACAAAAAGGCCATGCCATGAATACGCAAGAGCCCACCCCAACGAAGCCGCTCGCCTGATGGGCTATGAGGTGGTGGATGATTTGTTGGAGCCGACAAAACATAAGGAGGAGGCCAACATGGATCAGAAGGTGCAGCTGCACAAAAAGATCTGCGGAGAACTAACTACGCTATTTGAACGCAAAAACCACGACTATGGAGACAGCTTCCACCAGACCTTCGCGGAAGAAGGCTGGCCGATGGTGCGTATTCGGCTTTCGGACAAACTGAACCGTGTCAAGGCACTGACGCGAGGCGATAGCCAGCAGGTGCAAGACGAATCACTCCGGGACACGCTGATGGATCTTGCGAACTATGCCATTCTGGCGGTGATGGAAATGGACAGGAGGGAAAGAGATGAAAGTGGAAGCGATACCCTGCGCCGCGTGTAAGTGGTGGTCGAACGAGCCTGTGATAGGAGAAGACGGCCGAACATGGGGGCGGTGCAAGGTCACTGGATGCATGACGGATGCAGACTTTTGGTGCAAGAAGGGAGGAACAGAAGAAACCCTTTATACAAGCGATCAGATACAAGATATGGTGCGGAGGGCGTTTGACAACTCCTGAAAACACAATATATTGATATAAAAATCTGTAATTCGATTTACAAACACAAGATATTGTGGTATAATAAAGAAGGAAGAAAAGAATATGTGCAGCAGACAAGCAGACACGGTACATTCTTCCGAGGATAAAGGCGTATTCCATACTTCTTTTTCCCCTCCTTATCCGCCCGCGTCCGTGGCGGCAATAACGGCGAAATACGCCGCACGAGCGCATCAGCCCACACATCCGGGCCGGAGGGTCGCGCCCTCCATGCGGCAGCATGGTCCTTCACGGACATTAAACAATGCGCTCCAAAGGCCACGGAGCTGACACTCCGGAAAGACGGGGGCATGCGGAACATAGGCACCCCGAAACGGGGAGGTCACAGCAAGCGAAGGGCACATTGCTCTAAGTGCTAAAGCGGGGCAGGACCGCAATGTTCCACCAGAGGCCGGGTCGCTCCCGGATGATCTGAGCGTAGCGCAACACCTCAGAGAGAATGACAATGCTCGCTGAAAACTGCCGTAGGACAGTGAACCGCCGAATGGCATGTAGCTGACTGATTGATGGTGTGACAATCTAAGCGGGAAGCGCCCAGAAAAAATTTGGAGTGCATGATGGGAAAGGCAAAGCGTAAACCAAGACCGTCTATGCCAGATTGGTACTGGTGGGGATAGGATGGATGCTGGTTCTGCAAAAATAGAAATAATTGTAATCAATGCAAGGCTAACAGAAGAGCATCAAAAGAGAACCACAAGTTGAAAAGAAAAAGAGACAAAATAGCTGAAAACAGATTTTATGATTGGATGGCGTAAAGTTTGTGGATGTGCTTAGAATCATTGCAGAATTTATCTGCCTTGTCCTTATGATTGTATATGCTTATTTAGCCTTCAAAGCGAAGGGAAAAGATGACCTGATTGGAATGGTTTGGAATTTGTCTTTTATGATTTTTATGAGTACTTGTATCAGGTAGTCAAAAATATGCCGAGTGCTGTAGCAGAAGCGAAAGCGGCGTCCATGGACAACGCCGTGTACGTGTGGCGGCTCAATACCGCCTCTCGGCTCCATTGTGGCAGCAGCCTGTTTTCGGCATGTGGGCTGCTATCCAACACGGAGAGAATTGGGTGGGCCGTGTTGGGCTTTGTATGCCACTCGCATGAGGCGGGCGGTGGAACCATCCAGACAGATCTGCATTGAAGCGCGAGAAGCTAAGCGCATGGAGCTGTGCACACATCAACGGCCATTTAAGCCGGATGTGCCATGTGGCTGGTGAAAAGATGCTGGCCGGTCTGGAACCATTGAGCGGTGGCGGAATAGACACTAATTGTGGTAAAGCTTGTGCGATTGCAAGCAATAGTAGACGCTATGGTGACGGGTAGAATGGCACCTATAATCCTGCTAACGGTATGGGTATAGTCCCTCGGGTTTGTAGGCCGCAGAAATGCGCGACGGGCGTTAGACAGCAATCCATTCATGTTAGGTGCAAATCCTAACCCGCTCAAATATGTCGTCCCGCAGGCGCAGGATCCGGAGCGCGCCTAAATCTTTGAACAACAGGCTGGTAAAGCAGGGGATCACAAATCAAGGGGCTCTATATTTGACCAGCGACTATATGAAGGCGGTGTTTGGGAAATGATGAAGATTATGAAAGAGCTCTGGGATAAAAACCAGGATAAGCTCAGAACAGAACTGTCCTCAAGAGATGATCTGAATGAATGTAGCTATGTAGACCTTGTAAAGATTGCCTTTGATAAGATTTATAATGATGATAGCCGATTCGACAATGAGAATCTTTTTATAGACAGAGTTCACGAAATTGATGATGGCGACTATCAAGGGACTTTGATTTATCTGATTCCATTCAATTCCTACCAGCCGGACCCGGAAGACTATCTCATGACTTTTGCGTGGTATGGGTCCTGTTCTGGATGTGATGCCTTGCAATCCGCGCAATCATGGGGAGACGGAAAACTAACGGAGCAACAGGTAAAAGACTTTATGAACATCTGCAAAGACTTGATCTGCAACGCTATCAAACCTTACAACTATGGATGGAGACATGATGATAGATTTGATGTCGTGGAGGAGGGTGACAACTCTGAACAAGAATGATACGACTATCTTAGAAAAAGTGAAGAAACGGTCTTGGGTGCCAAATCCACAGGAGCACTTTGGAGAGGAGAACGTAAAGCCGGGCGACAACTCTCGCTATCTTAGATACGCCTTAGCTTCCCTTGACCTTCCCCCAATCGATATATCTGATCCTGACCAGGTGGAGAAAAGAATTTACGACTATTTCCAGTTCTGCGTCGAGAATGACCGGAAACCTAATATGGTTGGTATGGCGAACTGGATTGGAATTGACCCGGACACGCTTAGAACATGGAAAAATGGGCAGTACCGCAGTTCCACACACTCAGGGATGATTAAAAAAGCCATCATGATTTTGGAAGAAATGTGGGTTGATTATATGCAAAATGGGAAGCTTAACCCCGCTTCTGGAATCTTTTTAGCAAAGAACATGTTTGGCTATCGGGATGTTATTGATATTGCCCCGACTACGGCTCCACCCCTCGGCGACTCTCCCGACCAAAAGCAGCTTGAGGAACGGATTGCCGGGTCTGTTGTGGTGGAGGAGTAGCGACTGTGAAACAGAATTTCTCTTGCGACTATCTGGTAGATATTACTGGATTGGTAGACAATGGAGAAAACCTTTATTCTTGCTGCCATCCATCCGGCGTTATGTGTGGGAAAGAAGATTGTCCGGTTGTGATCGACTTTATGAGACGATGCCAAAAGGACACAGCGGCCAACGACTATGACAGCCTCACGCGCGGGAAGTTGTGCCCACTAAAGGCTGCACAATCTCCAGGGCTGGCACTTTGGAGCCTAGACCCCGTGCCCGATTTGGCCGCAACGCTGAAAACTAGCGTGATTAAGTTCCAGGCCGACGGCAAGATGCCCCGCGTGGAGTATATCGGCGGGCGTTGTGACGGCCCCCGCTGCGCCTGGTGGGACGCCGATAAAGAGCATTGTGCCGTCCTCTCCTTGGCCCAGAACAAATGATAAGGCCCCGGCTTGCTCCTGACGGAGCGGGCCGGGGTTGCTTTGTGCTCTGTTTGGCGTTCTGTTGGCCGATATACGGAGTTTTATGGTATTGGAATATAGGGACACTCCAAGACAATAAAACAGCTCTAAGAGCCTGCAAATGGTCTTTACGGAGGTTTTGTTTTTTTGAGGTCTGTTCCACCCTGCTGGACACAAGCGCAAAAATGCCGCCTGGAGACCATAGGAGGCCACGCAAGCAGCGGGAAGTTGCTGGGGAGTGTAGGGATATGGGCGGACACGCTGGAGGGACTGGAGGGCAAAAAAGCCCGCCCCATAGCGGGGCGGGTGGTGTATGCTGTTAGATGTCCCATCCCTCAGACAGGACGCGGAGCGGGATAAACGGACCACCTCTCTGGGTGTGGTCGATGATGCAGGGCACGTCGTCCACGTTAGCGGTCAGCTCGTAGCAATCAGGGCCGCGAAAAATGCGCTTCATCCCGTCTCCGGCCTCTGCCGCCTCAAACCCTGCGGGCAGCTCCACAGTAACGCGCCGGATCCATGTCCGGCTAATTTCCGGGTACTCCTCAAGTGTTACCTCTGCGGGCTTGCCCGTCTGGATCATATCGCCCGTGCGGGTGATATATAACGTAGTAGTCATATTATGCCGTCCTTTCCCCCGGCTTTGCCGGGCTCCGTTGTGTTGATTGTATCGCGCCCGCTTAGGGCAGTCAAGATTTTTTCGCCGTCTCCCAGATCACCATAAATGGAAGGAGGACAATAAACAGGATAATTATGCGAGGGTCACCTCCATTCTCCGGCGGGCGGGTCAAGACCGGTAGATAATCAAAAAGTCGTTGTAGTGGTTGCGATTGAGTTTTACAGGGTAGGACGGCCAGACTTCCG